GTCTGCGGCAGGGTGGGGCTGGAGTTTAGACCCGCCCCTCGCCCAGTTCCCCTACTGATTGCCGTAACCGCCGTCTTCGCGCGCCGTCTTGCGATCGTGACATCGTTTCGCGAGCGCGCGCCAGTTGCTCCGATCCCAGAAGAGCGCGCGATCGCCCCGGTGCGGGATATGGTGATCGACCACCGTCGCCGCGCGGGTGCGCACGCGACCCTCGTCGCATTCGGGGCATTGACAAAGCGGGTGCTCGCGCAGAAATGCTCGGGCCGCATTCTGCCAGCGGCGCGTATAGCCGCGCGCATGCGCGTTCTCGCGCACGCTCTCGCGGTGGCGCTCGCAGCGGCCTTGCGCGGTCAATGCGCCGCAGCCCGGATAGGTACAGGGCCGGGGTGCTGCCTGGCCCATCTTCAGCGCGCTCGCATCGTTCGCTTGACCAACCGCCAAACAAAAAAGCCCGGCTGCGCCCGGGCTCGAATTTTCGCTCGAATCGCCGTAGGGCGGACTCACGCCACCCTAGCGGAATGGACCGGATTTTGTGCAATCGCGGCCGCGGAGTCAAGCGCTTTTTCGCGGCCCGCATTGGGCGCCGCCTTTCGGGCGGGGCGCGGGACGGCGCCACGCATGCGCGGTTTCAGTGGCCGGCGATCGCTCCGGCGCTCCCGCAGCAGGATCAGGAGCTGGACGTGTGCGGAATGGAGGCGGGCATAGACGGTTCGCCGTTCGATGCCCAGGATGTTCGCGATCGCGGGCACGTCGACGCACCTGTGCCGAGCCAGGGTTTCGGCGCTGCAGGCCTGCGCCTCGAGGCCGCCCAGGCTGCAGCACCGTGCGTAATAGAGGAGGATGATGCGATGCAGCGATGGCGGGAGGGTACGCACGGCGAAATCGAGATCGAGCATCTCGCGCCGCGGTGGCGCCGCGCCGCGCGTGCGAGCGCCGCCCGCGCCCGGCCGGCGGCCGCCGATGGCGCCGCGGTGCACGAGCAAATCGCCGAGCGTTGTGCGGTAACGATATCCGTATCTCCGCGAGATTCGCCAGTCGACCCATTCGGTCAGCAAAGTATTGATTTCCCGCAGCATCCCCATGCTCCCTTGGCAGGTTAGGTCAATGATCTGCGCCGAATCGCGCGCCGGCTCCCCTCTTCCGGTCCACCTGGTCCACCCGGTCCACCCCAAAAAGGGAAAAAAATGAGCGCGCGCGCGCGCGCGTACGCGCGAGGCCGTGGGGGTGGACCGGGTGGACCATCAGGGTAAGGCGCTGTCGCCGTTTGGGTTTCCCGGTCCACCCCCCGCGATGGGTGGACCGGGGGTGGACCGGGGCTGAATGGGCTCGACGGCGCGATCCTCGACCTTCGGCCGATAGAGTCGCGGACGACGCGCATCGCCGCTCGCCCCGCGAGGCCGCGCGGCTGTCTCCCAGCCCAGCCGGTTGAGCAGCTGCCCAACGCGCGAATGCATGGCGTGCGTCCAGTCGCGAATCTCGAGACCGAGCCCGGATTCGAGCACTTCGCCAATGGTCGTTTCGGTGCGCGCGGTGAGGTAATCGCGCAACCGATCCTCGAGCGCGTCCGGGATCTCGCGCGCTTCTTGCTCGACGGCGAACTTTTCGACTTCGTCGGGCTCCACCCAATGTTTGGTCTTGTTGCGGTAGAGCACCACGGCCTCCGCCCAGAGCTGATCGCGATCCCGCAGGATCCCATCGACATCCATTCTGCCGACCCGCAGCGGCCAGTAGCGCCGGTTACCGGTGCGATCGTGCAGATAGGTGCCGAGATTCACCGTCCCGGCAAAAACGCAGCTTCGCGGGACCTGCACCGCATGCGCGATATATTTCGGCACGTAGCGATCGCGCGGGGAGGAAAAGAACGCCTTGGCCTGGCTCGACTCGGCGCGGCTCAATCCATCGAGCTCGGCGAGCTCCATGATCCATACGCCCTGGATCACCAGGAACGCATCTTTCGAACCGATGTGGAACGGAGTATCCGCGAACCACTGGCCGCCGAGGTTCTCGAGCGCGGTGCTTTTGAGCTTGCCCTGCTCCCCCTCGAGGATGAGCACGTTGTCCGCTTTGCACCCGGGCTGCAAAGCGCGCGCGACCGCCGCGATCAGCCATTTGCGCACCGCGAGCATGTTGTATTCGCCGCGATCGCCGCCATCCTCCGCGCCGAAATAGGTGCTCGCGGCCTCGAGCACCCGCGGAACCCCGTCCCATCTTAGGTTTTCGAGATAGTCGCGCACCGGATGGTACGGCGCGAATGCGGCGGCGGACATCATCGCGTGGCGCACATCCTTCACGCGGGCTTGAAAGCCATACTCGCGCGCGAGCCAGATCTGGGTGCGCACTTCGTCGACGTCGGTCCATGGCCCAATCTCGCCGCCAGCGTACGGCGGGGCGCGGCGCTTGCTGATCTGATAGGCCATGGTGTCGAACCCCAGCACTCCGGACCAGCGCGAATCCTCGCGCAGGATTTGCTCGATATTGGCGAGGCTCGGCAGCGCCGCGCCTTTTTCGCTGCGCTGCAGGGCGTTGCCCGCTTTGAGCTGATGATCGCGGAAATTGACCGGATCACGGAGCGAATCCGACATGCGCGCGGCTCAAGAGCTGAAGGCCTGGACCGTCGCATCCGCCCGCTGCCAGACGTGAATGCTCGCGGGGGCGGCACGGGCTATCGCACCGAGGAGTGCCTGCGCGCGCGCGATGGAGCTGCGCCGTGCATCGAGCACCAGTAACACATGCAAGCCGACCAAACAGGTCCAGTCGAGCTGCGCCGGCTCGCGATCTTGCGGGACGACGATGCGATGACACGGCATCGTATCCGGCGGGCGCCAATCCCAACAGTCGAGGACCACGCAGACCTGCCCGTAGACCGGCGTCCCGCGCGGGACGCGTCCCTGCATGCGCATCGCGACCAACGCCTTCGCGTAGGGCGCGAGCTTCATCGCGCAAACCAAGCGCCTGTCACGCGCGAGCGAACGGTGCCGCGCCAGGGTTCCGGCGTCGCATCGAAAATCGCGCCGCGGCGCACGAGCTCGGGTTCCGCGAGGATCCGCTCGGCGATCGCCAGAATCGCGGAATAGGCCACCCACGGTTGCCACTCTTGCGGCACCCGCGCGAATAGCGCTTCGCGTTCGGCACGGGTATCGAGCGCGGCGATGCGCCGCGCGACCGCCCGCGGCGGCGCGAGATCGTCCGGGAGACCGAGATAATTATTGATCGTCATCGAGCGGCGCACGAGTTGGCCGCCTTGGCAGCGCGCGCGGAGCTTGCGCGCGGTCGCCAGAAAAGTGCGAAACTCCCGCGCGAAGGGGGTGATCCATGAAAAAAGCAGATCTCATTTGCACCGTTTGCGCCACCCGCGGCGCCGCAAAAACGCGCAATTCCGGTTCGTTCGCAATCGAACTCCTGTTGTGGCTCGCCGGCCTCGGGGCCTGGCTTGCGCTCCACTGGATCTTTTTGATATTGCCGATCGGCTACACGCTTTATCGCGTCGCGCGCGGAACTGCGCGTTCGTGCGGCGCGTGTGGCGCGCAAGCCTTGGTGCCAGTCGATTCGCCGGTCGGCCGGAAGTTGATCGAGTAGCGGGCGCGCGGGAATTCATGCGTCCGCGCCGCTCGACGAGGAGCCGCGCAGGACGCTGTGTATGGGCGGCCGCGCGAGCTTCTCCTGGCGCTCCACCAGGCGGCGAAATTCGCCGACGAGCTCGGCCTGCCGGCGGATAAGCTCGGCGGCCTCGTCGCCGGCCGAGATCGGGCGCGGGATGTCGTAGCCCGCCTCGGCCGCGAAATAATTCATGAGCGCGTGACAGCCGATATCGCGGCCGATACGCGCAAGGGCGAGGAGCTGGCCCGGATCGAGCCGGCGCTCGTTCGCCGGATTCAGGCAATCGAGCAGCAGCCGCGCTGCGGCGTCGATGCTGCGGCCCGCGCCAAACAATTTCGGCCCGACGGCCTTCGCGCCGCCGGCGGCCTGCACGACGGCCCGCGCCGCATCGAGAATATCCTCATAGAAGAGGCGCTCTTGCTGGTGGATCGTCATGGCGAGACTCCCCGTGAAAAATTCTCGACCGTTCTCAACGACGCGACGCGGGCAAAAAAAGAGAATCGCAGATCAACGCGCCACCGCCGGATCGAATAGATCGGGCCGCAGATCGTGGCGCGTGAGCGCGGGCTCGCCGGTGGCCGGATCGATGGTGGCAAGCTCGATGCGTTTCGCGCTCTCGGCGGAGATCGGCCGCAGACCATGCAGCCACTGCCACACCATGCCCTGCGAAACCCCGATCTTGCGCGCGAACTCGGATTGCGAGCAGCCCGTGCGCTCGAGATAGTCGGCCAGCGTCATGCGTGGGAAACTAGCACAGCTATTCGCCGCCGGTCAATAGCGGGCAGTTGTCGGCTGCCCGGGCGCTGCTTTATTTGATAGCCATGGGCGGTAAAATTCACGCTTCCGGCGGCGGCAAATCGGACCTCGAGCGGTGGCAGATCGAGGACGCCGAACGGCTGCGCGCGTTTTGGCAGGATTGGAAAAAGGGCCCCGGCCGGCGCATCAGCCAGGCCGAGTTCGCCGCGCGGCATGACGCACTGAGATCGCAGGGCATGCTCTGGCAGTACCTCAACGCGTATCGCCCGCTCAATCATCGCGCGCTCGCCGCGTTCGCCTCCGGCCTCGAGGTCGCCGCGCGCGAGATCAGTCCGCGCCTCGCCATGGAACTCGAGCGAATTGCGCTCGCCGCTCGCCAGGATGCGCAGGCCGGCGAGCGCGTGGCGGCTGCCGAAGCCGCAGCGGGATACGGCGCGCTTGCCCGCGCACGGCAAGATCGCCTGCTGGCGGCGTTCGTGCGCCTCTCGCGCGAGCAGCAGAGCCGGATACTCAACGAAGCGGAGAAAATGGCCGCCGCCAACGCGGCGCTCCTCAGGGAGTTTGGCGCAGATGGGCTGAAGAAGCGCCACAGTTCTTGAGAACCATTCCAGCGACGGGCTCACCGTTCGCCCGAATCGGCTCAGGACGCGCTCAAAACGCCTCGAACTGCCGCCGGTTCGGCCCGCGCATGCGCGGTTTTGCGCGTCGGCAATAGCGACGCTATTGCACTAGCCGAATAGCCGTGCTAGTATCGCCTCCATCGCATCGCGGAGGCTCCTGTGCAAAAAGTCCGTGGGCAGCCGTCCTGGCGCTCGGCCACGCAGCAGACGGTCGACGGGCCTTATGTCATCGTGCTTCCGTCGCAGCCCGCGCCGCGCGACCCGCCCGCGGACGTTTTCAACGCCGCGGAATGTCTCGAGCGCGCGGGGCGCGTCGGTCTCATAACCACATCCTGCGCTGCACTCGTGATTGCCGCGCTCGCGGCGTTGCGGCTCGCGGGCGCGCTCTGATGACGAAAATGGTCCTCGCGCTCATCTCCGCTGACGGCTATCGACGCATACGTCGTCTGCTCGCACTGCGCGGCGCCCGCTGCGCGAGCCCAGCGGAGCTTGCGCAATGTATCGGCGACCTGCTCGATGAACATGCGCGCGAGCGCCTGCCGATCGCCGAACGTCTCGACGCCACCGCGCGCGCGGCGGCTCGCCGGCGGCCATGAATGGGGTCGACGGCGAGCTGGCCAGCGCAGTCGATGCGGTCTGGCGGGAAATGCGCGAATCGTTCCCCGGCCAAATTCTCGTGCGCGTCGTCCACGGCCCGAGCAACCAGCAGTGTTTCATCGTGATCCCGCGCACCGAGACGAACCTCCGCGCGGGCGCCGACCTCTACGACGGTGCGCTGATGCTCGTCGGCTGCGGGCCGCACGCGGATTTCGACCAGCTCATCGCCGATGCCGACCGGGCATATCTGGTCAGCAACGTTGCCGGCCTGAGCGCGCGCCCGGCATGAGCGCACGAGCTCCCACCGCCACCGAGCGCGAGGAGATCGGGCAACTGCTCTATGAGCTCGAGCTCGCCGACGGCGCCGCGCTGCGCGCCTATGCGCTCGAGCTACTGCGCCTGCGGGCGGTCATCGAGTGCTGCCGGCGAAACCGCCGCGCCCTGCCAGCGCGGGTGCAGCGCGTGCTCGACGAGAAATGCCCGCCGCGGCCGAGCTTCGAGGCGTGGCGATCGCTTTCGCGTCAGCGCGAGGATGACCCGGGCGCCGACGCATCGGGCGACGTGCTCAGCCGGCGCTTGCGCTGATGCTCAGCGCGCGCCCGCGACGCGTTTTACCGCGCCTGGCCCGACGGGGCGAAAACCGGGAGTCCCCGGCCGGCGCGGCAATCCTGCAGTTCCTACCCTGAAGGAGTTCACGATTATGAAAAGCACATCAGCGGCCGGCGAGCGGCTGCTAAGAATTCCCGAGGTTGAAGCCCGCACGGGCCTGAAGAAGTCCGCGATCTACGCGGGCATACGGGCCGGGACCTTTCCCAAGTGCATCAAGCTGGGGCAGCGTTCGGCGGCATGGCCCCTGTCCGCCATCGAGGCCTGGATTGCGGAACGCATCCGCGCGGCGCAGCGCGTCCGGAAGTGAGCGAAGGCGGGTGCCGGGGTCGTATCGGCCCGCTCAAGCTGTTCCCGATTCGCGCGGCCGGCGAGCGGCGATGAGCCACGGCAATTACGCGGCGATCCGCCTCACCGTCTATGAGCTCGAAGAGCTCACGGGCTATGCCCAACCAGTGAAGCAGCTCCGGGCGCTCCATGAGCGCGGGTTCTGGCGTGCCGTGATGGACCATGAGGGGCGCGTCATCCTGACCCGCGCGCATTTCGAGGCCGTCGAGGCGGGCGCGGTGCCCGCGGCGGGAAAGGGCTACACTCCGCAGCTCAAGCCGCTATGACGCGCAAAATCTCCTACTCGACCGCGCGCACGTTCGCGGCGATCGCCGAGCGCATCCGCGCCGGCGAGCCTCTGGCCGATTGCCTGCGGGACTACGGCGTGGATCTGGAGGGGCTGCGCCGCTGCGCCACTTTGCTCGAGTTCATGGATCGACTGGCGCATCGGAAAGATCTCCCGCATTGGTTCACCGAACTCGACCCCGCCCGCAATGCGCTGAGCGGTGTTCTCGCATTTCTCGATCGCGAGGACGGATGAAAATCCTCGGCTTCGCGATCGCCGCGAAACACGGCCGCTACTATTGGCGCCGACGGTGGCAGGGCAAGCGGACGTGGGTGGCGCTCACGCGCGTCGACGAAGGCGAAGCCGCGCTGCTATCGAAGCTCGCCGCATTGCGCGCGCGGGCCGAGGAAGACGCACGCGAGGGGGATCTTCCGGGCCTCGTGCTCGAATTCCAGGCCTCGCTCGCGTTGCGCCCCGAGGTCGCGAAGGAATATCGGCGGATCTACGCGCGCATCGCCGCGCGCTTCGCGGAATTCGACGTCGACCAGGTGCGCCCGCGCACCGTCCTCGATTTTCTCACCGCGTGGCGCGACAAGCCGACGATGCGGCGCGCCTACAAGGCGCGGCTCTCGCAGTTCTTTTCCTGGTGCGTGCTCGCCGGGCGCCTGCAGGTCAATCCCTGCCGCGAGATCCGGCTCCCCGAGCCGCCGAAGCGGCGCGGGCGCCTCGACGTCGACGCGTTCTGGAAAATCCACGACGCGCTGCCGGCGAAATGGCGCTGCATGCTCGCGCTGATGTATCTCACCGGCCAGCGTTCGACCGAGATCCGCCTGCTGCGTGAATCGGCGATCGGCGCCGAGCGCATCCGTTTCGAGCCGACCAAAACGCGCGGATCGAGCGGCGAGCATGTCGAGATCCTCATCACCCCGGAGATTCGCGCCGCGCTCGAGCAGGCGCGCGCGATCCGCGAGGAGGAGCGGCGGCAGCGCGAGCGACGCAGCAACGTGATCGCCATCGGTCGCGTTGGCCGCGGCGACGAGTTGCTGTTCGCCGCGCGGGCCGGGCGCGCCTACACGCGCTGGGCGCTGCGCTGCGCTTGGAGCGCGGCGCGGAAGCGCGCGGGCATCGCCGGCGCCACCTCCCGAGACGTCCGGCCGTTCAGCCTGGCAGCGATGGAGCGGGCAGGCTACTCGCTCGAGACGATCCGGCGCGCGGCTGCGCACACCACCACGGCGATGACCGAGCACTACCTCAACCAGCACCGCGAGCGGGTGAGCGAGGCGCGTCTCACGATGCCGGAGCGCAAGCGTTGAACGAGGCAGAGGCCGGGCAGGGCTTAGCATGGCGAGGCTCGGCAGGGGCGGGGCAAGACCTGGCCCGGTGCACGGCCTGGCAGGGCGTGGCAGGGCTAGGCGGCAGGGCTAGGCTGGGTCGGGCGAGGCAGGGCGGGAGACACGGCCGGGAGACAGTCGGGAGACACCGCCCGAGCCGCGCGCGCAAGTGCTTGATTATTGGTCGGGGCGAAGTGATTCGAACACTCGACCCCCTGCACCCCATGCAGGTGCGAGCGTTGCGGAAAAATGAGCGGGATTAGTAGGTTAGGTATAAAGTGTCTCCACGAATTGCCGGGGAATCCGGTCAGATTCTGCCGGGAGCGTTGGCCGCTGGGAGACGGAGGGAGTGATCGATGCGACAGATCGTGCGATGGATTTTCGCTCTGCTGGCGGCGCTGGTCGGATTTGTCGTCGGTTTTGCAGCATTTCTGGTCGCGGCGCCCGGCCCGTTGGCCGATGCCTGGTTTTGGCCAGTGGGCGTCGGCCTCGGCGGCGCGGCGCTCGGTTTCCTGGCGACGATCACGCGTCGCGACTCATAGCCGTTCGAGCACCGGGCCGGTCGCAGATCACCGAACCTCCTGCCCGGACGCGTCAGGCGGTCCGCCACGCGATCGCCGATGCGCGGGGGCACCAAAGCCGGGCGAGACCGCCCGCAACGCCGTGGCGGCCGGCTCTCGCGCCTCCGACGGGGCCGCCGGGCGGCCTCGGACGCGGGGGTCTCGGACGGCGCGCCCGAGGGAGGATAAAAAAGCCCGGCCATCGGGGCCGGGCCGCCTAACGTTTCACGAGAGGAGTTGCCAAATGAGCCGCGAACCGAACGACGCTGACCGCGCTGCTGATCAAGGAGAGGCGCGGGTACCAGTATGCCCGCGACGTGGACAAGCGGCCCCGCGACGACACCCGCGCCGCTGCGATCCGGGAGGGGGACGGGTACCGGTACGCCCGCGACGTGGACAAGCGGCCCCGCGACGACACCCGCGCCGCTGCGATCCAGGAGGGGGACGGGTACCTGTACGCCCGCGACGTGGACAAAGGTCCGCGCGACGACACCCGCGCTGCTGCGATCAAGGAGGGGCACGGGTACCGGTACGCCCGCGACGTGGACAAGCGGCCCCGCGACGACACCCGCGCTGCTGCGATCCAGGAGGGGCGCGGATATCTGTACGCCTACTATGTGGACGAGGGTCCGCGCGACGACACCCGCGCCGCTGCGATCCAGGAGGGGAACGGGTACCTGTACGCCCGCGACGTGGACAAAGGTCCGCGCGACGACACTCGCGCTGCTGCGATCCAGGAGGGTACGTGGATGAGGGCCCGCGCGACGACACCCGCGCCGCTGCGATCAAGGAGGGGCGCGGGTGCCAGTACGCCCGCGACGTGGACAAGGAGCCGCGTGACGACACTCGCGCTGCTGCGATCCAGGAGGGGCGCGGATATCTGTACGCCTACTATGTGGACGAGGGTCCGCGCGACGACACCCGCGCCGCTGCGATCCGGGTACCAGTACGCCCGCTACGTGGACAAGGAGCCGCGCGATGACACCCGTGCTGCCGCGCTCGAGGAGGGGCGCGGGTACGAGTACGCCCGCGACGTGGATGCGAGAGGAGCTGCCAAATGAACCGCGAACCGAACGATGCTGACCGTGCTGCCGCGATCGAGGAGGGGCGCGGGTACTGGTACGCCCGCGAGGTGGATAAGGGGCCGCGCGATGATACCCGCGCTGCCGCGATCAAGAAGGCGCACTAGCGTTTCACGACCGCCGAGCGCGCGAGCGCGAGGACGGTCGCGGCGAGGAGGCGCTGGCGGGGCGATTCGGCGAGGTAGAGCCGCCGGCAGTGCGAGCACCAGCGGAACCACGGATCGGGGCCCACGCTCGCCCAGGACCATTGCGTCGCGGCCGCCGAATGTTCGCAGCGGCGCCGCGGCGGTGCGCGGGGTCCGCTCATCATCGCTCGCCGTCCGGCTCGGACTCGTCGACGTAGATCCGGATCGCGCGCAGGTTTGCGGCGCACTGGTTGATCGCGCCGCGCAGCTCGATCGCCCAGCTCCACAAATCGCCGTTGGTGCTGCCGCGAAACGGCGGGCTATCGATCGGGGCGAGGAGCGCGGCCGGGATCGGCACCCGCTGCGGCGGCGGGGGCGGCGGGGGCGTCCATTGCGCGCAGCCGGTCGACGACACCGCGAGGCAGAGGAGTATCGGCCCAAGCGCGGATTTGCGGATCGTCGCGGCGCGCCGCCTCGAGCTCCGCATGGAGCTTCGCGCGCTCGTCGCGCTCGCGGACGAGGTCGCGGTCGCGCTGGCCGATCGCGCGATCGGCGCGGTCTTTTTCGCGCTGCCAATAGTCGGCGGCGGCCTTCCATCCGGCGATGCTGAGCTGCGCTTGCTCGAGATCATTACGCGCATCCCGCGCCTCCGCAATCGCGTGTCGATAGGTCAGGACGACGGCCGCACCGCCCGAGGCGAGCAGGAGCGTTGCCGCGATCCGCGCCCACCAGAGCAGGCTCATCCGAGCGCGAGGGCGACCGCGAGCCCGATGCAGAGCGCGCTGAGCGCGGCGGCGGCGAGCATGAGCCAGGCCGGGTCGAACCGGCGCGCGAACGTCGCGAAACTCCGCCGCGCGCGCCCTTCGCCATCGCGCAACTCGTCGAGCTCATCGATGAGCTTCTCGGTCGTGAGTTTAGGTTCCTGCGTTTCCATCGTTGCCCTTTCGCGCGTTGAAATAGAAGCCGATCGCCGCGCCCTGGAGCGCGTTGTAGGGCACCAGCACCGCCGCGATGACCGCCGCGGTCTCGAGCCCGGGGCGGGCGCTCGTCGCAGCGTATTGCATCGCCCAGCGGCTGATCTCGACCGTGCCGTAGAGGATCGCGAGCGAGACGACGTGCTTGTCGATCGCGCGGTTGTCGATCCAGTCCCAGAACTGCGAGGCGCGCAGCGCGATGCGGCAGAGCGGGCCCCCGTCCGTCGCGCGCCGGCGTTCGCCGGTATCGCTCATGCGGTGCGCACCTCGTGCAGGCCGGCCCGGTAGCCGCTCGCCGCGCTCGTGATCGTGAGCACCTCGCGCGCTTCGCCCGCGCCGGGCTCGGCGATCGCGAGGTGCACCCAGGCGCCGAATTCGTGGATCAACTGCCGGAACGCGATGCGACTCTGCATGATGCCTTGGCAGATGGCGTAGGGTGTGCCATAGCTGCGGATCACGAAGTCCGCCGCGAGCCCCCGCAGATGATCGCTTGCGGGCGCGCCGTGGACCGCGGCGTTCAGTGCCTCGCAGCGGTAGCCGCTCGTCACGGTCAGCACGCGATCCCCGAAATAGCGGCGCACGCCCTCGAGGCGGTTCGCGAGCCGGCGCAGATTCACGACGATCTCGGCAGGCGGCGCATTGTCGATTGCGCAGCGCGTGGCGGTCTCGCTGAGGACGAACTCGGACAGCCAGAAGTGCGGGGTGAGCTGCGTATCCGGCGCCATTGACGGCCCTCCTCTCCTCACAGACGGTGCACGAAGGTCTTGAAGGCCTGCCAGGCGGCCCACGCGAGAAAGCTGATGATCCCGATCGCGCCCCACTGGACGACGTGCTGGGTGAGCTTCTCCCACAGCCGCCGGCGCGCCTCGCGCTCGGCGATCAGCGCATCCATGAAGAGGTGATGGCGCCGATGGGTTTCGTAATCCACTCCGGAGGTGCGCCGGCGATCCTCCTCGATCGCCTTCGCCACGGACTCGACGATCCGGGCGAGCTCGAGCTCGCTCAACTGGACCGATGGCCGCGCCATGCGCCTAGGCGTCGGCGCTCGCGCGAATGATGTTTCCCGCGCCATCGCCGAAGACGAAGGCGCCCTTCGCGTTCGCGATCGTGATGCCGGTTCCCGAGGGGCTGCCGATATCGGCCTGCACGCGGATCGACTGGCCGCCGCTCGTCCCGTTGTAGACGAATCCGTCCCAATATTCCGGCACCAGCAGCTCGCGCGTTGCGCTGAGCGAGCCGCCGGAGAGGCGGATTTTCGAGGCGCGCGCCTGCGCCGCGGTGAGCGTGTAATTCGCGTTGCTCGGCCAGGTGACCGCGATCACGCTCCCGTGCGAGGCGGCCGGCCGCGCCCAGGCGCGATAATCCACGCTGCTCGCGAAGATGATCGAGGCGGTGCCGGTGACCAAGCCATAGAGCGGCGTCGCCCCGGCGGTGAATCCGCTCGTGTTCTTGGAGACCGCCCCGGCGTGGTCTGCCTCGACATAGTTCGTGGTGCTCGCGCTGAGGCTCACTGTGCCGTCGGGGATCGCGGTGAGCACGCCATCGATGGGCAGGATCCCGCCGTAGTAACCGAAGACGAGCCCGCTCGTCGTCGCGGCCTTCTTGCCGAAGAGCCCGGCCGGCTGCACCGCGAGGAAGTTCTCGTTCGCGGCGGCCGCCGGGGAGCCCTGGCCGTCGGCGATCTGGTAGAGCGTATCCATGCGTGCTTACCTCAGCGGGGTGAAGCCATCGGGAAGGGGATACTGATTGCCGGCGACGAACGAGGCGCGAACGCTGAACGACTCTCCCGAATCGCTCGACCAGACGAACGGTCGCCAGCCGGCGGCCGGCGTGAATGTCGCGTGCGGGCGCAGGGCGGTGCTGGGTTCGCCCGCCAGCCACGCGCCGTTGTAGCCGAGCCAGAGGCTGCCGGCGGTGAAATCGACGGCGAACATATACACGTCCCCGCTCGCCCCGTTGCTCGGTATCCGTTCGCCCATGTCGCTCGCGCCGCTCGCCGAGACGCTGGAGCCGCCGCGCAATCGCCAATAGCTCGTGCCGGCGGCGCTGCTGGCGATCCCGAAAAACATATCGGCGCCGACGGTGCCCGCGAGCTCGTACTCCCAATAGAACTTGCCGGTCGCATAGCCGCGATTCGCAGGCGCGTTCGAGACATCGGCGCCGGAGCGCGTGACTTTGCGGTTCGCCTCGCTTAGCGCGAAGCCGCCGGTGAGCGCCGCCGCGTCCCATTCGACCGGCGGATACAGATCGCCGACCGGCGCGGCACCCGGAAACCCGTCCCCCACGCGCGAGGAGACGAGCGCGATGCGCGCCCCGACCACGTCGGTCGAGCCGCCGAAGTCCGCGGTCTGCATCGCGGCCGTGTAGGTGTAGCTCGTGTCCGGACTCACGGTGATCGTGCGCTTGAGCTCGCCGAAGCCCTCGTCGTAAATGCCGAGGGTATAGGCTTCGGTCGGCTCATCGAGCGCCTGGCCGCCGCCGCTTCGCCAGTCCTGATCCTTGCGGACGCGGCGCGTCCAGAAGATCGCGATGTCGCCGGTCGCTGGATCCTTTGCGCCGCCGATCGCGACCGGCGAGTTCGGCTTGGCCGAGACGCAGGCGAACGAGTGCGACCTGGCGAGCTCGTCGACGATGCTCGCCCCGAGCGTGACGCCTTTCCAGAGCGAATCAGTGTCGATCTCGGCGAGCGCCGCGGGCAGACGCGCGATGCGCGGATTGTCGGCATCGACAAAGACGACCTGCGCGCCGGCGCGGAACGGCCCGGCGCTGTGATCGGTGCCGCGGCGCGCCCGCAGCATGTCCTGCAGCGTGTAGGTGCCATCGCCGTTCGCGGTCACCGTGTAGGCCTGGGCGAGCTCCCAGTTCTCGCCGTCGGTCGAGATCAGGAATGCGCCGGCGCCGTTGTAAAAGCTCGCGACCGAAGCCGGGGCGCTCAGCGTGAGCCCCGACTGCACGAGCCGCACCGTGATCACGCTCTCGTGGTCCCAGCCGCGCGCTTGCCAGCGGGCATCGCACATGAAGCCGGCCGTGACCCGCCCGATCCTCGCCGCGCTGGTGAGCGCGATCCGCGGCATATAGGTCGTTCCGCCGTCGGTCGATTGGAACGCCACCGCGCTCGGCCAGTTCGCGTCCTGGCCGCAAGCTCCCACATAGCGGCCCTCGTCGTCGTCGACATCGCGCAGCAGCGCGCAATCGAGCACCGCGAGCGTCGTCGGGCCCCCGGTGTCGAGCGTGATCGTCTCCGCGGGGTCGCCCGAATTGCCGACCTCGTAGCCCGTGAGCGCGCCGTCGTCGTCGCCCGCCGCCTCGCATTTGAGGACGCCGCTCGGCTCCTCGATGATGCGGGTGATGCGTACGCGCGAGCCGTCGGGGAGCGTCACGACGTCGGTCGGCTCGAGCGCGCTGTGTTCCGGGCCGAGCTGGAACGCGTAGGTTTTTCGCTCCATCCAGGCCTGACGCATGAGCGCGCCGGCGAGGCGGTTCGCTTCCTCGGAGGTGAATCCGATCGGCATCTCAACGAAGGTCTTCTCGTTCGCGTTGCCGGCGTTCGCGCGGACCTTCACCGCGGCGGCTTCGAGCCAGTCGGTGTCCACGTTCCGGAACTGGACGGTGAGCTCGACCGGAAGCTCGGTCTCGAGCGCCTCGGTGAGCGTCCAGGGCTCGACCGCCTCGTCATCGGAGGCGCGCGCGCCCATCTCGTCCTCATCGAGCGCAAGGACCGATGCCGCCCCGCGCTTGACGAATTTCACGGTTCCATCGGAGTCCACCGGATCGGAACCGTACGCCGCGAGGAGCGGCTCGATCGCCTGCCGCACCGTCATGGGGTGCGCCCGGCAGCAGCCGCGCACGACGTCGGCGGAATGGTCGGCCGCGTTCGGCACCACGCCGACCTCCGCGCAATATTCGGTCAGCGCATCCTCGAGCGTGATCGTTCCCGGCTCTAGCGCATCCTCATAGAAGCATTGGAAGTTCATTCCGAAATGATTCGCGGCGATGACGCCGGGCAGCGCGTCGTAGGCATCGCGCAACCCGTCCGTGGCCTGGATTCCGGTCACCGTCCTCGCGATCGTGAGGTCCGCATTGACCAGCAATCCATCGATGTATCCCGTCGCGCCGTTCTTCAAAAACCACGCCTGGCCCTTGGAGTTCTCGACGCCTGCATAATAGCTACCGCCGGAGAGCGCGCCGATCAGGGCCGATCCGGCGGTGATCGTCGCCTGATCCGAAAGATCGAAGACTTCCCAATCGGAGCCGCCGCCCGTCGGAGTCCAAATTTCTTGGCGCGCGGCCCACAAGAATTCATGGCCTTCATTGAGCGTGGTCGCGGATGCAACCATCAACGGCGCGGGCGCGACACGCACGTAGATGGTCGAGTCGACCGTCCAGACGCCGCCCTGAGCATCGACGTAGCCTCGACGCCAGGATCCGCCCGCGGCAAATCCCGCCGCCGCGAAGAGGTCGATTTGGCAGCCGCCGCCCATCGGCGAGATCCGGAGCCGGTACAGATCGCCCGAACTGAAGCCGGTCGCGAAACCTATCACCTGCCGTTCGATTGGATCCCAGGCCCAGCCGTAAGGATTCGTGACTCCGCCGATCTCGACGTTGCCGGCCCAATTGCGCAGGCCGCCGGCCGCGATCAAATCGTTTGGAAACAGCTCGCGCCAGCCGGTGAGGCTTGCGCCCGTCGCCGCGTCGAACACCTCATAATAGACTTTGCCGATGCCGCCGGAGCTGCCGGTGATGACGACGTATTGATCCTCCGCCACGTCGTAGAGAATAGTCCCATCGTAGATTCCGCCCCACCCGGTGCTCAGTGTCGCGATAGCCACCGGCGCATCATCGCCGAGCGCCCATCGATAGACCGAGCCGCCGGCCACGGGCTGCTGGCTGATGCCGACCTGCGCGAGCCGACGCGTATCGGGCACGGCGCTCCAGATCGTTTTCCCGCTGATCACCTCGCGTTTGTAGGGATAGCTCGTCGCGCCGCTCTCGACAACCTCGAATTCGAGGTTCGGCACGTGATTCGCGAAGTCGGCCAACTGATAGTCGGTGAAGACCACGTAGGCCGAGCGCCGGAACGCGGGCGTATTCGCGGCGCCGAGCGCCGCGGCGATGGTCGGATCGGCAGTCTGGGTCGTCGAGCCGGTGTAGATGGTGATCGCGCCGCGCGCGGTGTTCGCCTTGAAGGTCGCGGGCGTCGCGCCGACCGCGATCGAGAACATGAGCTTCCCGTCGCCCCAGATGCGGCGCACGCCGTCGATCTCGCCCTCGGCGATCACGACCGCGATGTTCATCGCGTAGGTATACCACTCGCTCGAGCCGCCGCCGCCGCCGAACATGCCGCCCTTGCCCGCATCCTGCTCGTGGCGGGTTTCCTGCAGCCGGTTGTCCTTCATCCAGACGATTGTCCCGGCGGTGCGAAAAGTGCCCTTCACGTCCGGGATCGGCGAGCCTTCGCTCACCCCCTGGAAGGTCGTATCACCGAGCCGCGGCCCGCTCGTGGTCTGCTTTTTCTGGAACAGCGCCGAGCCGATGAACGAGCCGACGAGGAATCCGATTTGCGAGCCGAGCGCGGCCGCGCCGACGCTGGCGCCGATTGCGCCGCCGACGTAGGACGCGGCGGCGGCGATGATGAGCTGAGCCACTTACCCCGTCCGGAAGCGATAAGCGCGACGAAAGCGCCCGCGCCAGGCCTGGTCGATCGGGTGCTCGACGACCCGCGGGGCGCCCCCGTAGGCGTGAATGAGGCCGATCTCGGTCAGGATCGCCAGATGCTGGGGGCTTGCGGACTGCTCGCGCCAGGCGATCCAGATGAGGTCGCCGGCCTCCGCCTGCCCGATCGCGATGCGGTCCATCTGGCGATCGAGCTCCTCGCCCATGCGTCGGGGATTCGGGTTGACCCCGTAATTCCGCACGTCGATGACCGGGTAGCCGAGCTCGCGCGCGACGCCGACCGCGAGACCCACGCAGTCACATGCGAGCCCCTTGATGCGGCCCTGGTGCGCGAAGGGCGTGCCGAGCCAACTGCGCGCCGCGGCGACGATGCGCTCACGCTCGATGGCCTCGGGCGTCATCGGCTTCAGCCCGTCGCGTTCGGATACTGCAGCACCGCGTCGCGGCCGGGGGCGTCGGGGAAGCCGCCGTAATTGGCGATATTGTTGAACTCGGCGATGCAGGTCGCCCGCGTATGATCGCATCCGACCGCGAGCGTGAACGCGTCGGCCGCGGCGACGTCGAACTCCATCGGCAGCTCGAGCTCGACGGTGTCGGGGCTCACGCTCCACTGCTTCACTTCCATCTCCTGACCGGCGTTCGCGCCGGTGGTCCAGTGCAGCAGGCCGCCGTTGAAGACGTCGTCCGAGATCCCGGTCACGGTGAAGAGCGCCCGGCTCGCGACGGTGGCGACGCTGCCTGATTGCGTGCGCGATGCGAGATTGAATCCGCATTCGGTGCCGCCCAGGCGCCATGGGCAACGCTTGGTGACGAGCCGCCCGATCGTCTGCTGGAGCGGTTGCATCGCCCCGCGCGCCTCCGCCGTGAAGCTCCCGCTCCGGTTCACGGTAATCTCGCCGAGCGTACCGGCGCGCACCGTTTCGTGCCCCATCGCGAGGTCGGCCCAGTTCACGCGCCGGATCGTGAACTGGGCATAGCGGTAGCGCCCCGCGCGCAGATCCGCCTCGGTGACCTCGTCGGCATCGATCAGGCCGAGAACGTCCAGGTTGTCGACGTTGAGCCCCGCGCTCGTCACGACCGACGAATAATCGAATGCGTTGAGGGGCGAGTAGGTGCGCCCGAGGTATTCGAGCTCGCGGTCATGCGAGGTGAACGCGAACACTTCTCCGTCGCGCCGCGTGACGAGGAAGAGCAGCGCGAGGGTCGTCACCTCTTGCTGCTTGTGCGCCTCGAGCTGCGCGCCGACGCTCTTCATGCGACGCGGATCTCGAGAAGCGGCACGTCACTCATCCGCTGAAAATCCACGGTCTTCATCAGGAGCGCGACCGCGTCGGTCCCGAACCGGACCGGGACGTCGAAATCGCCCGTCCAGCGGAGCGTCTTGCTCGCCTGTGGATAGAACGCGGCGGTGCCGCCGGACGTGTAGGCGAGCCCGTCGCTGTCGACGTCGAGGTCGAGGATCGAACCCGGCGAGCCGGTCACGCCGAGCACCGTGTGCGCCACGCCGTTCAGCACCGTGCCGATCGTGCCGCCCAGCCCGGAGAGGTAGACCTTGTCTCCAGACGTGAGCCCGGCGAGCGCGTCGCTCAGCTCGAGGGTCGTGACCGCTCCGGAAGCCGGATTCGCATCGAGCACGCTCGCGGTGTCGAAGGCGCCGAAGGTGACAATGCCGCTCGTCGTATCCACCGAAGGCGTCGGCGCGAGGGGTGCGCCGTCGTAGTAGATCGCAACCCCGCTGCGGGGCTTCTTGATCTCGCGCGCATAGGTGAGCGCGCCCAGGGTGTAGACCTTGAAGAGTTGCCCGCTAGGCGTCCCATCGCCGGTCCCCGCGCTCGTCACGTATCCGTTCGCCGTCGTGCAGTCGTGATCCTTCGGATGCCGGATCCGGAACCCGGTCGCCTGCCCGCCGAGGCAGTAGAGATACGAGAGCACCTCCTCCCATTCCTCGGTGCTCTGCAGCGCGCTCGCGATGTTGAAGCGCAGGCGCGCCTGGCCCCACTCCATGTTGCGCTTCTCGAAGCCGCTTTTGAGCTGGACGATGCGCGTGTTCCATCCCGGCGCGACCTCGACGTTCATCGCGATCCGATCCGGGAACGTCGGCGTTTCGAGGAATTCGACGGTCATAGGTTACGCCGCGTCGCGCGCGAGACGGCCGCCCCGACCTCGGCGGCGATCTGCCCGGCCGATGCGCGTCCGGTGCCCTGCGGCACGTTGACGGTGATGCTGATTCCCGCCGCGCGCGGGCGCTGCTGCTGCGCCGGCGTCTCGACGCTCACCCGCTCGCCGGGCGTCGCGCGGAGGGCGACGAGCTGCGAATCGACGCCGCCCGAGCCGCCGACCACGAACGAGCCGCCGGTCGCGAAGGGCGCCGCGAAACCCGCGTAGGCGCTCGCGCCGGCGAGGGGCATCGCCGCCGCGGCGCCGCCCCCGCCGCCAAAAAAGTTGCCGCTCAGCAGATTGGCGAGAAATCCGCCGGCACCGCCGCCCGCGCCGGCCTGATCGCCGAAGAGCGAGCGAGCGAGCTTCGTGCCGAGCTCCTGCGAGACGATCTTGTTGACCTGGTCGACGATCGATTTCCCGAAATCCTCGAAGGCCTGCTTGGCGGTCTTGGTGCGGCTCGTGAAATCGTAGAGGAGATCGCCGAACGCCGAGGAGGTGATCGAGTCGAACTTCTGCGCGAGGAGGTGCGAGCTCGCGGCGAGGCTGTCGAGCTTGGCGCCGAAGTCCTGCGCCTGGCGGGTGAGCTCGGGCAATCCCGAGCTCTGCGCGGTGGCGTCGAGCGCGGCGCGGATCGCGGTGAGCTGCCGCACGGCCTCCTGGCGCGCCGCGCCGGTCTGGTTGAGCGCCTCGAGCTCGCCGATCGCCCCGACGCGCTGCGAGTTCTGGATGCGCTCCTCGAGGATCGCGAGCTCGCGCAGAATGTCCTCCCCGCGCTGCCGCTCGTCGTTGAAGCTCGCCTGCGCCGCGCTCGCCGCCTGCAGATTGTCGAGAAGCGCGAGTGTCGCCGTGTCGCGGTTCGACTGCGCCTGACGGCGAAGCGCCTGCTGGTCGAGGCGCGTGGTGATCGCCACGGCCTCGGCGGTGTGCCCCTGGAGCTGGAGCATCTGCGCATTCAGGCGCGCGACCTGGTCGCCGTAGGCTTGCGCGGCGTCGCTCGCGTCGAGGTAGTTTTTCGTGGTCTGCTCGGCAAATCCCCGTTCGAGGTCGTTCCGGCGCCGCTGCGCCTCCTCGAGCGACTTCAACGCCTGGTAATACTCGGCGGTGCCGCGGGGGGCGCTCGCGAGCGCGGCCTGACGCGCGGCGATCTCCTGATCGGCGGCCTTCACCGAGGCCTCCATCGCGGCGCGCTGGATCTCGAGCCGGCGGTTCCAGTAGTCCTCTTCGCCGATCAGGCCTTTCGCGTGGAATCGATCGAGGAGCTCGAGGCGGATATCGGCGAGATGCCGCTCGCCATCCTCGAGCGCCTTGGCGCGCGCTGCCTCGAGATCCGCGAGCGCCTTCTGTGCGCCCTTGAACGCGCCGAGGTCGACCAGTCCGGGCGCGGGCGCGAGTTTCGCCGCGGGCTTGGGCTTGTCCTCGGCGAAGACCGCCTCGCGCACCTGCATCAGCTTGGCGAGCTCCGCGCGCTCCTTCTGCACCGCGTCGAGCCGCCCCTCGAGTCCGCCGAGCACGCGCTCGCGGAGCTCGGGCGCCTCGCCGCCAAAGTCCTTCTGCGCGCGCTCGAGCTGTCCGCGGAGCTCCGCTTCCTGCTTCACGAGCTCCGAATAGCGGCCAAGGTTGACGTTCCCCGAGAAAATGAGCTTCAGCTTCTCGCCGAAGTTGAGCGCCGCGCCCGCCGCGGAGCCGAAGAGCGCCGCGATATCGGCGAGATCCTTGATGAGCGGCCCGAACGCCTTGATCTTGAGCTCGGTCATCGTCCGGCCGAGCTTTTCCATGTTGTCGTTGAATTTCGCCGAGGCGATCACGAGATCGTCGCTGAAGATGCCGCCGAGACGCTTCGCCTCGTCCTGGAGCTTGCGAATGCCCCCGGCGCCCTCGTTGAGGAACGGGACGAGCTTGCGGCCGATGTCCTCGCCGAAGATCTTCGCGACGAGCGCGGCCTTGCCCGCGCCGTCCTGGATGGTCTGGAACTTGTCGGCGATCGCGAGGAGCGCGCCCTCCAGCCCGAGCCCCTTGAGCTGCTGGGCGCTGAATCCGAGCGCCGCGAGCGCGCCGGCCGCCTTGCCGGTCCCGCGCTCGAAATCGGCGATCCCGACCGCGAGCTTCGCCATCGCCTGGTCGAGCTCCTCGGCCTGCACGCCGGACTGCCCGGCGGCGAACTGGAGCGTCTGCAGGGCTTCCGCGGTGAGGCCGACCGCCTGGGCGCGCTTGCCGATCGCATCGGCGGCCTGCGCGAGCTCGGCGAACGAGCTCACCGCCGCGCGCACCGCTACCGCGCCGGCGATCAGCCCGATCAGGCTGCGGGTCTTGGCGAACGCGCTCTCGAGGCTCGCCGCGGTCTGCGAGGCCGAGCGCTTGACCGCATCGAGCGAGTCATTGAATTTCGCGAGCCGCGCGACGATGTCGAAGACGAGAGGAGTCGCCATGCGTCAGTGCCTCTGAATCCGTTCGACGTGTTCGCGGATATCGCTCAGGCCCTCGATCAGCCACTCGAGATCGTCGATCCCGAGCAGCGCCGCGATCTTCGGCAATGCATGCCAGTCGATGTCCCGGCCCATGAGCAGCCAGGCGTCGAGGAGGGCAGTCGTTTTCGCCGATGGGCGCACGCTGCTTTCGCGCCCCTGATCCTTCGCGATCCGGGCGCCCTCGATCGCCTCGATCAGTTTTTTCGCTGTTCCTCGCGCGCGCGGCCATGCTCGGCGAGCGCGGCGTTGAGGTGCTCCATGATCGCCTCGACGATTTCCATGCGGTCGCCGACCCATTCCGCGAAGGCCTGCGCCGAGAACGCCGCGGGATCGCCGCCGCCGCCCGGATAGAGCTGGTGCTTGGCGAGCTTCCAGTCGACCACGAGCCGCTGCAGGAGCTGCTCGGGGGGCAGGAACTGCCAGCTCGACATCTGCAGCATGGTCGGCCGGCGGAACTTGAATTCGTACCCGCCGGCCGTGATCCAGCTCTCGCGCGCCGCGATGATCTGATCTTCGTCGCTGCGTTTCGCCATATCAGGCCGGGAGCACGGTATTGAGGCCCTTCGAGGTGAACACGATCTTGGTCGTCACCTTGTTCGGGAAGTTTCCGCCCGGCAGCATCGTGCAGGTGACGAAGCCGTTGAAGCAGAAGATCGAGCCGTCGGAGAGCGTGACCCGGACCGCGCGCTCGGCCGCGACCTCGCTCGCGGCGAGCAGCGCGAGGAGCGCGGCATCGCTCGGATCCCATTTCGAGGTGAGCGTCACGACGAACGGGCTCACGACCGTGGGCGCCTGGGTGCGCTGCCGGCGGTGCACGACCGAGGTGTCGTCGAATTCCGGATCGCCGCCGGTCACCTCCACCTCGAGGACGGTGCCGAGCGAGGTTCCGAAAGTGATCTTCTCGAAGCTCCCGCTCGTGAAGGCGGGGTAGTTCGTCGTGTCGATCCCCTCGAGGTCGAACTCCGTCGGCGAGGCGCCCGGCGCATCCGCCCGCACGACGCGATCGTCGAGCTGATTCATGCCGCTCACGCTCATCAGCGCGTAATCGCCGTCGCTGAGCGCCGCGCCGTCATGGGTGACCACCCCGGGGCTCGCCTGGCTGATCGCCGTCACCGTCTGCGGGGTGCCGAGCGCGCTCTGCACGTCGATCTGCACGTCATACCAGAATTTATCCGCCATTTTCGCCAAGGCCTCCTGCTTAACTCAGTTGCACGTTGCGCAACACGCTCACCACGGTTGCCCAGATGATGCTGTCCGGATCGTCGACGTCGATCTCGCTCCGCCGGCCGTCCAGGATGAAGCTCGAAGTCGAAAGCGCCTGCTGCACCGCGTCGCCGAGCGTGTCCGCCGCCTCGCGGCTTGCCGCCATGCACCAGAGCTCGACGGCGACCTGGCACGAGCTCGGCGCGGTGCCATGAATCGTGTTGTTGAATTCGGTCGTCTGCCGCGTGAAGGCGACCGCGGGGAGCTCGATCTCCTGCCCGACGATGTCGGGATAGATCCGCGCCTCGCTCGGCGAGACTGGCGGGTCGGTTTCCAGGATCGCCATCACCGCGGCGCTCGCGCGGAGGGCGTCATAGAGATCGGAATTCAGGCTCACGGCTTACGCGCCTCGTCGAGGAGCCCGTCGGTCATCACGCGGTTGAATCGCGCGATCATCGCGGACTGCGCGCGGGCCGCCGCCGGCGCGATGAACGGGTACTGCCGGCGTGCGCCCACGGCGCGCGCGCGGCGCAGCGCGCGCGCGCGCCGGCCGCCGCGCAACCGCTTGCCGGGCCCGCGCGGCAGCCATCCGCCCTCGAGGAAGCGCCAGTAGAAGGCATCGATGGTTCCCGAGCGCTTCGTGTTGCGCCGTCCGCGCACGCCGACGAAGAAGACCTCCTGGCCCGCGTCGCTCAGTTTCCGGTCGCGGGCGACGTAGATCGAGCGCCGCAGCGCGCCGGGAAGGCGCCGGGACGCCCTCGTCTTCAGCACCGGCGCCATCTGCCGCGCGACATCGCGCGCGACGTTGGCGGTCTGGCGCAGGGCACGGCGCACGATTCGCAACCGCACCGCCCGCGCCAGCCGGTCGAGCCCGCGCTTGAAGTCCGGCAGGTTGGTGCGGACCGTGAGCAGATCGTCAGGCATCCTGCGCCGCTCCGCTGCAGAGGATCTCGAGCTCGCGATCGCGCGCACCGATGTTGATCGCGCGCACGATCCCGTAATAGGCGTCGCGCCACGCGACGCGCATCGCGGGGTTGACGCCGGCGATGTACCGGCAGCGGAACCGGATGCTGATGTCGGCGCTGATCTGCGCGGCGCGCACGAGCTCCGCGCCGCTGAGCGGCGCGGCCTCGGCTGGCACCAGCGCGGCGAAATCGATCCAGTTCTCGACGACGCCGCCGCCGGCGTCCCGGCCGCCGGTATTCTGCTGGATCGTGATCTCCTCGCGAAGGCGCGGCGGCAGCATCGGCTCAATCCCAGCTCAGGATGTAATCGCCCGAGATGGTGGCGCGCAGATGCGCGCCGAGACCGCGCAGGTAGTCGACCGCCCCGGTCTCCTCGAGCCCCCATTTCTGCGCACGCCCTGGCTTCTGCTCGACGATCACGCAGGGCCGCGAGCGCTTGAGGAGCGCTTCGCCGCCGCGCAGCGCGAAGAGCTCGTAGCCTTCGCAGTCGAGCTTGATGAAGTCGACGTCGCCGAACGCGCCGGCCTGATCATCGAGCCGCACCATCTGCACCTCGCCGCCGACCTCGTTTTTCACCCACGAATCCCCCGAGCTCCCCATGGTCGTGTGCATGTCGACCGCGCCGGGGAGCGCGCCCACCGCCGCGCCGACGAGCGTGTAGTTGCCCGCCCCGGCGAGGTTCCGCTCGAAGCAGGCGCGGTGCTCGGCGATCGGCTCGAAGGAGAATACCCGCTGGAAGCGTTTCACCAGTTGCATGCTCCAGAGACCGACATGCGCCCCGACGTCGATCGCGGTCCGGAATTGCTTGCACCAGCCGAGCGCCGCTTCGAGCTTATGGCGCTGATAGGTGCCCCGACCGTCGATCCATTTGCCGCGGTCCATGAGGAACGGAAGGAGATGCTCCTCGTGATCAGGCAGCCAGATTCCACCGCATTGTTTCATTGGATTCCCTCCTGTTTCATTGGCGATTCCCTCGAGTTCGGCGAGTACCTCGCCGGGCGTGATCCGCGCCATCTCCGCGGCGCAGTGCGGGCACGCCGTTCGCATCCCGCAGGCCTGCGCGAACTCGACCCCGAGGTTGCGGTGCAGCGCATAGCCGGTGAGCTCCAACGGGGTGAATCCGCCGAAGATCACCACTCCGGGCACCCCGAGCGCCGCCGCGGCGTGGTGCAGCCCGCCCTCCTGTCCCACGTAGGCGCGCGCGTTTGCGAGCACCGCGCAAGCAAGGCGCATCGTCGCGGTCTTGATCCTGCGGACCCTCGGGTCCAGCGCGTCCGCTTGCGGCCCGGTGAGCTGCACGAGCGCGTGCCCCGCCCTCAGCGCGAGCGTGACGAATTCCCGCCATCGGGCTTTGCCCCATAGCTTGTTCGGGCTCGCGGCGCTCTTAAGATCGCACCCGATCACGACCTGGCCGGTGATGTCGTGCATCGCGGCGAACGCGCGCTCGACCGGGTCGAAATAAAGTTCCCCGGCCTGCGCCCGAAAATCGCGGCGGAAGCGGTAGCGTTCGCGGGTGACCTCGACGTGATAGGGCCGGCAGTTGGGCCCGTTTTCGAGCCGATGGAAATCGCCTTCCTCGGTCGCGCCGGCGATGCGCGGATTGCCGCGCCATGCATCGTGCGACCGGGCCCGTCCATGCCGATCGACGATCTGCACCCTCCGGCCGTCGAGGGCGTGGAGCGCGCGCGCCTGGCCGGCCGCCATCAGCTCGTCACCCCAGCCCATCTCGCCCGTCGAGCCAGTTGCGGAAGCGGCGCGTCTGCGCGGCGTGGCAAGCTTTCGCCCGCGGCTCGGCGTCCGGCGCCGCACGGGGCGCCGCGAGCGCCTGACGCCACCACTCGGCGAGCTCGGCGGGCAGCGGCACCCCGGCGGCGAGCATCCGGTCCACGCATTCGCGCAGAAGCGCATCGCGGCGCAGGATCTCCTCGAGCATGCTGCGCTCTATGCATTGCGCCCGTCGGGCGCGATCACGCCATTCTCGCGCCACGCACGGCGCACCCAATCGACGTCGCGCGCCTCGTGCGGCTTCGGATGGCCGTGGAAACACACGACTTTCGCCCCGGCCGGGGGGCCGTTCGCGCAATGGAACCGGTAGGACACGCACCACGGGAAGGGGAGCCGCGCCCAGCCGCCCAGCTCGCTTAGCCAGTCCTGGTCGCCAAGATGGCGCGTGCTCACCTCGCCGCTGAACTTCGTCCAGGCCTCGACGTGCTCGCCGGCATCCCAGACCATGACCGCCGAGCCGTAGCCACCGCGCGGACCGCGCCAATCATCGAGATGGATGATCCCCTTGTGCGCGACGAGCCCGTCGAGCGGCCCGACCACCACCACATCGAGGTCGAGGTAGAGCACTCGGCCGCCGAAGAGCCCCGGGCGGAAGAGCTCGACCTTGTTCCACCAGCCCTGCCGACCCGGCCGGAGCTGGAGCGCGCGCACCTGATGCTCGAGCCCCGACGGATCCTCGGTCAGGCACACGAAACGGTGCGGCGCCGCGAGATGCCGCGCGACCATTGCGCGCAGGATATTCACGTAGCGGGGCCCGTACTTCGTGCCCCACTTCACGCAGCACACCGTGACCGGCTCAGAGGCGGCGGAAGATCCCGAGCCACTCATCGCGGCAGGTCGGCGGCTCCGCCACCAGCTCGAAGCGCCCGACGAGCTGGCCGACCGGATCGATCGGCACCAGGTTCGAGCGTTTATCGTGATGCACCCGCTTCGGCAACCGCACCGCGAGCCAGCTCCGCGCGCGCGCCTGCAGCTCCTCGATGAAGCGCTCCGGCAGGCGCACCTTGTGGATGATCGAGAGCGCGAGCACGATGTCGTAATCGGCCTGCAGGATCTTCCAGTTGTGGCGCAGCCAGGGCTGCCAGTCGCCAAGGTTGCATTGCCAGACATGCACCGGGAGCCCGGCGCAGAACTCGCGCGCCTTTGCGACCTGGTCGGGCTCGCGCGTCAATCCATGCACGAGCCGCGCGCCCCAGGCCTGGACGCAGTATCGCGCGATGAGCCCCTCGGCGCATCCGAGGTCGAGCACGCTCGCCCCGCGCGCGTGCGGGGCGAGAAGCTCGACCCCCATGAGCTGCTCCTCGAGGGTGCGGTCGCCGGTGATTCCCGGGGCGATGAACCAGCCACGCATGGGGCTTTCCTCCGCGGCAACCGGCGCGCTATCCGCCATCGTTTCCTCCCCCGGTGCCGCGGCCGTGCAGGGCGTGCCAGGCCACCCCCGCGGCGATCTCATCGATCGACCATTGCGCCGCCGCGAGCCCCGCGGCCCAGCGCTCCCGATCCTCGGGATAGCGCGGATGCTCGATTTGACCGAGCTCCGCGAGGCCCATCGGCGATGCGGCGCAGCGTCCGGTGCAGAATGCCGGGATGCCGGCAAGCAAGGCCTCGATCGCCGCCGAGCTCGTGAAAGTCACCACCGCCCAGGCGTCGCGCAGATCCTCCGCGAGGTGCCGGCGCACGTTCTTGCGCCGGACGATGATCGGCCGATCGGTGTGTCGACGCAGGGCCTCGACCGCGCGCCCGGTCCATGCTGTCTCACCCATCAGGCTCAAATAATCGTCCGATTGCGCACAGATGAGCACGTGCGTGCCATGGCGCTGCCAGGGTCCGATGTTGATTCCGAGCGCGCGCCAGCGCGCCCAGTCGGGTTCGCCGAGCCCGTCGGCCTGCACTGCGTTCCGCGCGGCGCGGTACAGCCGGTCGCGCGCCGCATCGAAATAGGCGTTATCCATGTAGTACCAGGTCCTTCCGTCGCGGATCGCCTGCCGCCACAGGTGCTCCACGCCGCGCACGTCGTAGAACGCCGCGGGGCCCGGCGCGAGCTCCAACGGTGCGCCCGTCACGACGCGACCGCCCGCGCCGCGCGCGAACGCCTCACACAACCGCGCGGATTTCCCCTTGCCGGGCTTGGGGTAACAGGTCACCGGAGATGGCGAGCAGGTGTCGGAACGGTTCGCCACTGGCGAGCTCCTCGATCGTCCATTGCGCCCATGCGAGCCGTTCGAGCATTTCCTGTCGACGCGCGTCATCGACGAGCGGCTCCTCGAGCTGCGCGACGCCTGCGCGCGCGGCCTGCGCGCCGATCCATTTCGGCGCGTCATAGAACACCGGCACCCCGGCGACGAGCGCCCGGATGCCGGCCGTGCTCGCCCAGACCACGCATGCCCATGCGCCTTCGAGCTCTTCCTCGAGCGGCGGAAGCGGCGGCCCGGCAAGCGCCGGGTGGCGGCGGATGCGCACCGGACGCTTCGTATGCCTGCGCACGCGGCGCACCATGTCGTCGGCCCAGCGCGGATCGCACGCGAGCTCTTTCGCGCCGATCCCGCGCTGATTGCAGATCAGCACGTGTGCGTCGCGGCTTGGCGCGCGCCACGGTGCCGGCGTGATCCCGCGCGCCGCCCAGCGCTCGCCGCCGGGCCGCGCGCCCGGCGCGAGCCAGCGGCCGGCGCCGTTGTGCCCGTCGAGCGCGAGCGCGTAGAGCTGGCGCGCTTCCTCGTCGCGACCGACGTAGCCGTTCTCGGCGACGAGCACGGTTCCCCCGGCCGCCTCCCAATCGGCGGCGAGCCGCTCGCGGTCGGCGTAGCGGTTCCAGATGATGAGCACTTCGCCGGGCGCGCGGCGAACAGGGCGATCGAAGACCACCGAATATCCGCAGCTTTCGAGGCCCGCGGCGAACGCCTCCCGCCGGTAGTGCGGCGCAGGCCGGATCAGGCACCACGCACGGCTCATGCGGCGGCGCCCTCGAGCGCGCCCGCCGGCGCGAGGGCGGCCTGCAGCGAAACCTCCCGGAAGCACTTGAGCGCCGAGCCCGGGGTCGCGTTCAGCACTTCGACGCCGCGCGCCGCGAGCGGACCGAGGAGCGTCGGAAACTTCGGCAGCATGAGCCGCGCATACTGATCCGGCGAGCCTTTGCGCCGGTGTCCGGAATGCCAGTTGAACCGCCCGTCGGCGGAAACCTTCATGTCGAAGCCGAGCAGGACGATGCGCTTCGCGCCGAGGTGCACCGCGAGGTTGATCGCCTGATAGCCGCCGTTCTGCCCGGTGTGCAACCCGTGGCGCTCGGCGCAGAGCCCCGTGCGACCGAGATTCTGCAGACTTCTCACGGCCGGCTCCGCCTTCACGACTTTCGGGTTCTCGAGGGTGACCTTGATTCCCGCGAACTCGCGATACGCGGCGCGCTCCGCATGCTCGCGCCACCAGTCGTGATCGCAGAAATAAAGCATGTCGGCGAATGGCGCGATCGCGTACGCGTTGTTCACGGCGATCACCCGGCAACCGCTCGCGCACACCTGGGCAACCTGATCGACGCTAAGCGATGGGCCGCCGCCGAGGATCGCGACCGTCGCCCCGCGCCACAGCTCGGGAACTTCCCAATAGAGCCCGCGCTTGTTCATTCGAGCCGGTAGTCACGCACCGCGTACGGCGCGAGGAGCACTTGGACCGTCAGGCTTTTTTCGGGCGGCTCGCCATCGTAGAGCGCGCGGGCGAGGAGCCGGATCGCCTGCCTGATCGCCTCCGGAACGTTCGCTCGATAGTCGGTCGGGCTCGCCGAATCGGGCGCATAGCCCGCCCAGTAGGTGACCGTCACCGCGTTGGTCTGAATCGCCGGCACCGGCCACGTCGCGCCCTCGACCGGCCGGAGCTCCGCCGGCTCGCTGTAGGGATCTTGCTCGTAGGTCGACTCATCGACCGTGGCGGTCGGACTCCCGCCGTCCTCATACGCGATCGAAACGATGCTGCGCAGCGGCGGCCGCGGCAGTACGATCGTATCCGGAAAGGCGTCCATCCGGAGCGCGAGCTCCTGATAGATGAAGGCGCGCCGGGTGAAGCGCTCGCACCATTGCCGGGCGGCGACGATGAGGTTCGAGAGCAGCGCGTCGTGGTCCGTATGGTGCATGCCAAGATCGACCCGCAGCTCCTCGAGCGTGACGGGCTCGACGAGCGGCTCGGTCGACACCTCGATCGAATAACGCGGCATCGTCCGGCTCATCGTTCGCGCTCGTCCTCGTCCGGCTCGAGCACCGCGAGCTCGGGCGCCGCGCGCTTCGCCGGGCGCCCGCGCGCCGGCTTGCATACGCCTGCGCGGATGAATTTGGCCGCGCGCGCGTCGTCGAGCTCGACGACGCCGTCGGCGGGGCTGTAGCTCACCCGGTGGATCCCGTCCATCCAGGCGATGCTCTGTGCGAAGACGACGCGCATGCTTTCGTTCTCCCGAGTCCCTCCGTGACGCCCGCCTCCGCCGCGCGGAGGCGGGCGTGGCCGAGGGGCTCCCGGCCAGGATCACGATCCGCGCTTACGGGCTCGGCATGGTCAGATACTTGATCGGGTCGGTCCCCGCATCCAGCGTGTCCGAATCGTGCCGGCTGAACGCGTAGAAGCCGATCATGCCGTTCGCGATGTGGAGCTCGTTCGCGCGGATGATGAGCATCGTCGAGACGTCGCGGATGAGGAACTTCTGGAAGTTCCCGAACGCGATCGTCTTCGCCGAGGCCTCGGCGCTCGCCATGTGCTGATTGATGCCGTAGCGATAGCCGAGGATCGTGTCGGGCTCGCGGACCGCGAGGCCCGGCAGCCAAAGCGGGCGGCCCTGACTGTCCTTCAGTTCCTTCACGAGCTTGAGGGTCGAATCGTGCATCTGCCAGGTGCACCCCTGGCTGCGATACGCCGGATCGATCGAGTGCTCGAGCTCGACGAGATCGTTGTAGGCGATCGCATTCGACGCCGCCGCCGTGTAGCCGCTCGAAGCGTTCGTGATGAACCCATCCGGCTGCGTCGTGCCGTTTCCGGTCGTGAAGTGACGATTGGTGCCACGCGCGAATCGCTCCTCGATGATGCCGCGGATGAAGGTCTCGAGGTCGAAGGCGCTGTCCTGCAGGAGCTCGAGCGATACGAGGACGAGCGAGCGGTACATGTACGCGGTGAGCGAGATCTGGCCGAAAGTCGGATCTTGCGGGCTGGTGAGGCTTCCGCCTTCGCTCACGATCGCGGCTTCGTTCGAGGTATCGTCGACCGTCGGGATCGGCAACGTATTGCCGCTCCCGGTCGTGAGGATCCGCGCGAACGGCCGCACCCCGCCATAGGCGAGCATGTTCTGCTGCAGCTCGGCGAAGAACCCCTGCGGCACCGTATAGCCGCCCGCCCCGGGGGTGCCGGCAACCAGGCCGTCGCGCCGCTCGATCCCGCCGCCGCCGCCGTCGACATCGGCGAACGGCCCCTCGAGCTTGCGATAGCCGCGCTGCAGGATCGCGCGATCCTCGGGCGGGAGCTCCCACGGCGGAATCGCGAGGCTCCGCCAGAAAATGCGCTTGTAGCGCTCGGCGTGCTCGCGCTCCTCGTCTTCGCTCGACGGCACCGGGGGGGTGCGTCCCGAGCGGCGCTCGTGGAGCGGGCGCTCCAGGTCGCGCTCGTGCGTCTCCTGCCGTTCCGCGCGATCGATCGCGGCGGTGAGCCGGACGACATCGGCGTCGCGCTTGTCCCACTCCTTCTCGAGCTCCGTCTTGCGCGCCTCGTCGGCGATTTCGGCGAGCTGGTCGAGGAGCTTGCTGTTGGCCTCCACCAGGCTGGCGCGCTCTTCCCTCAATTGCTTGCTATGCAGCAGTTGCGGCATTTGCGTTTGCCTCCATTGATCGATGCGTGACGAGAAGCGGCCCGCCCGAGGGGCGGGCCGTCGATTGCGTCGGGGAAGGCGGGCTTCGCCCGGCGCGCCAGGTAGTCGTGCGCGGATCTAGCCGCGCTTGCGCCGGTCCGAGGGCCGCGTGAGCGATTCGTGCGCGCGCTGGCGCCGGGCGCGCAACGCGCCGACCGGGACGATCGCGCGGCGCGCGTGCTGCATGCGGAACTCGCGCGCACCGGCGTCGGTCTGCGGATACGCCGGGTAGGTGACGAGCGAGACGTCCCACAGCCGCTCCATCGTGAGGATGGTGCGGACGTATTGGCCGGCCTCGCCTTCTTCCCAGGCTGAGCTCGCGCCGCTGAACGCGAAGGACATCTGAGAGAGATCGCCGCGCTCGAGCGGCGCGATCACGAGGTCGCGCGCGAGCTGGGTATCGGGCGGCTCGATCTCGACCGCGAGGCCGGTCTCGTCCTCGGCGATCCGCAGCGTCTTGGAGACGGTGCGCCCGAGGAGCCAGTCGACGTTGTGATTGAGGAGCGCGCGCACGTCGTCGCCCAGCACGCCCTTGAACGCCCCGGGGGCGATCTGCTCGCGCCAGCCGCCGAAATCCTCCGAGAGCTGGTTGAAGACTGCCGCATGACCGCGGATCAGCGGCCCGGCCTCGCTCGCGCGTCGCTCGACCTTCAGATTATCGAATGCGAAGGTTCTGATTTCCCGCTCGTTCATCCTGGGCTCCTAGTGGAGAAGCGCGGCGACCGCGCGCGCGCGCTTGCGGACGCGCAATGCCTGCGAATCGTAGATCGTGACCATCGCGACGAGCTCGTCATCCTCGTCCTGGAGTTCGCCATAGAGCTTCGCTCCCGGCATGGCGGGCGCGCGATAACCGTACCAGCCGCCGATAGCCTCGGTCGGGAACGTGACGACGATCCCCGAAGTGGCGAGGATCGCGGCCTGCGCATCCGCGGTGCTTGCGGCGACCGTCGTCGTGACCGCACCCACGATCGCGGTGACAGCAGCATCCGCGTCCTCGGTCGTGGCGGCGACTGTTGCCGGCGTGCCAACAGCGGCGGCGCTAGCGGCCGTACTGGGCTCTGTGCTCGCCGCGACGGTCGTGGTGACGACGCTGCCGACCGCGACCACGATGGCGCTCGTCGCATCCGCGCTAGTCTGGCCGACCGTGACCGGAGTGCCGAGTGCAACCGCGACCGCGGAGCTTGCGTCGGCCGTCGTTGGACCGACCGTGACCGCCGTACCGACCGCGACCGCGACCGCGGAGCTTGCATCCGCCGTCGTGCCGGCAACGGTCGCGCTGACCGCCCCGCCGACCTGGACACTGACTGCCGAGGTAGCCGCCGCGGTAGTGGGGCCGACTGTGATCGGAGTGCCGAGCGCGGCATTTACGGCACTCGTGGCATTGGCTGCGGTCGCCGCGACCGTTACCGTCGCCCCGCCCGCCGCTGTCCAATCGACGACGTGCCACGCGATGTTGTTATCGTAGCCCCCGGCGCTCCCGGCCTGCGTGAGCGTGAGGCCATCGAGCGTCCCGGCGAGAACGGCGCTGTAGAGGACGTAGCTCTCCGCTTCCGTGTCGCCAGTGAGGTAGTGGTTCTCGAACGGGCCGTTGAAGCTCGCGACCGCGCTATCCTCACCGACCGCCGTGAAAGTCGGCGAAGTCGAGGTGCTGCCCGAGGCGATGGTCGATTGGCCGCTCGTGACGGCGTTGCCGCCCCAATCGATCACCTGCCAGTAGGTAGCAAGCCCGCCGTCACTTCCTGGATTCTTGCGATCCATCTGGATCGTGCTTGCATCCGACAGATAGCCTCTGGCAAGTACCCGGCTCGTCGGGGTGCCGTAGGTGGTCGAGCCGCAGAAATCGACCATCGACTCGGCGAGCGTGACCGAGGTGATGCTCACCGCATCGGTCATGTCGGATGATGCGAACGTGTGCGCGATCTGCTGCACGTCCACGTCCGCGTCGAACTCGGCGACTTGCCACGCCGCCGTCCAATCAAGGCCCGTTGAACGATACGAGCCAAAGCGAAGATTCGTTGCCGAAGTGAGGTAGACTGCGCCGAGTCCTTGGTCCGGCAGCGTATTCCCTACGATGCTGCCCGGCTGGTACGAGAACACCGTCACCGTCTGCCCTGGCGTCACGCTCGAAATGGTGACGTTGTAGGGATTGTCGGTCGCCCCTGGCGTCGCCTCGCCGGTTTGCAGGTTGATCGAGGCCCCGTCGAACTCGACGACCACCCATTCGAGGGTTACGGTCCCTGCGCTCGATGCTGAGAGGCGTTTCAGGCGCAGGTTGGTGCTAGAGGTGAGAAGCGCCTCGAAAATATGTCGGTAATAACGCGAGCTGGTATTACTCGCGCGCAGTGTGTACCAGACGACTGCGTTCGCGGCCGTGACCGAGCTGATCGTTACATTGATCGTCGTCCCGGAGGCAGCCGAGATCGACTGCGATCCGGTCTGGATCGATGTAACCGATACGGTCAAGGGGCTACTCCACTACGTCGAGCGAGACGGGGGTCTCGATCTTCACCTGCGGAGTGCTCGCGATCGTGTAGCTTCCGCTTTCGCGGAAGGTGAGATTCTTGGTGCAGATCCCGCTCGTGAACTGGAGCTTGAGGAGCCGCCCGAGGAGCGTGATCCTGCGGGTCGCGTTGAAGTTCGTGGCCGGCTGCCCCTGCGCGTTGAGTGCGGTGATGGTGAGCGTGACCGAATCAGCGCCGTCGGCCTGCACTTCGGGCTTGCTGAAGGCCACACGAACCGTCGGCCTCGTATCGGCGCTCGTGACCACTTTCGCGCCGTCCCACTTCGCCTCGGATTCCTCCCGGCCATCGGCTCGGAGCGCCGCCGATGCCGCGAAGTACCCTTGCAGGTCCGCCTCGATGTTGTCGATCTCGGCATCGCCCGCCGGCACGCTCGTCGCTTTTCCGGCGCGTTGCCAGCCGACGATCGCGCCGTCGGCCTTTCTAACCCGTAGCCATTCTTTCATCTAGATCACCCACTCGCCTACTTCGCGTCCTGGATAGATGATGCCGATCCGCCAGCTTTTCCCGTCTTCACCTTGGTCTGCGCCGCGGTGAGCCACGCGCCGGTGATCTGATCGAGCGCCGCCACGCGTGGCCGCACGACCTCGGCCTGCAGGGTGAGAAGCTGGTCCTCGGTGAGTCCGAGTTGCTCGAAGATGATGCGCTGGCCGTTGCCGTCGGCGTCGAGCGCCTCGTAGGTTGCGGTCCATTGCCATGATTCGCGCTCCTACGCGTTGCCTTCGGTGATCGCGAACGACGAGCAGGAAACCTCCTGCGCGAGGGCGATCGTGGTGGTGTTCATGTTCATATCCGACCCGGATGTCCCGCAGTTCCCGTCCATCACGCAAGTGCCGGTCGAGTCGACCGCGCGCCACCAGGTCGCGGTGATCGAGGCGTTGGCCGAGCTATCTTTGGTGATCGCGTTGGCCGTCCACACGCCGCCCGAGGCCGAGCCGGACGGATCGGCGAAGGTGAGCTCCGCCCCGAGCGTCGTTGCGGTCCCGCAGGTGGCCGGGCGCGAACCGTCGTAGATCCGCAGGAGCCCCGCGCCCGCGCCCGCGTCGATCGCGGTGCCAATGTTGCCGGCGCGCGTGGTGCGCAGCGCGCTGGCGAATGCGAGCGCGAAGAGGACGAGGCGGCGCCACGCCCCGGCGAGGATCGCGCTCGCCATGTCGAGCGGCCCGAGGGTGAGCGCGTAGCCGCGTTGACCGGCGGGCTTCGAGTGCTCGCCCTTGATCGCGTACTTCATCATCGCCTTTGCCACCCAGGCTTGCGCCGCCGCGTCGGCCGTGTCGCGGTGATCGGTCGTGCCCATCGTTTCCTCGAGGAGCGTCACGGCCTGCGGCTGCTTGGCGTGCAGCGCGCGAATCTGGCTACGGCGCTCCTCCTGCGCCGCGCGGACCTTCGCCTGCTCCTCGGGTTTCAGAGTGCGGTACATCGCGTCGCTCACCGGGATGTCGGGCGGATAGGCGGGCGGCGGCACGTCCGGGCGTTCCTTCGTGCGCTTGCCGGCGTAGTCCCAGGCGATCGGCTGGCGCGAGTAGACGTGCGCCTGCCAGCGATATCCATCGACATCGTTGCCGTCGACGTGGATGAGCCAGTAGGCCGAGAATTTCTCTCTCGGGTAGTCCGCAACGTTGATGTTGGAGACCTTGCGCGGTTGCTTTGCCATGAGTGTTTCTCTCCATGTTGATCGGCGGGCCGATCGGCGGCGCTGCCTCAGCGATTACCCCCGCGAAGCTCGAAGCGCAGCACCTCGACGCGCTGGTAGCGCTGAATCGCGTCCCGATCGATTTCCATCGGTCCGCCGGCATCGAGCTTCGTCACGCGGCCCTGAACCTTGGCGCGGCCACCCTGCTTGATCCGGAAGTGGCCCGGGGTTCCATCCGCAAGCCCCTCGAGCATCCAGATTCCGGCCTTTGCCTTGCGGCCATCTCGCGCCGGCGCCATCCATACCGCCGGGAGCACGCCCGCCGCCAGTAACCTTCCGGTATCGGCCGAAGCGCAGCGCGCCGGGGGCTCGCCGCTCCGCAGCTCGAGCGTGGGCGCGGCGCCGATGCGGGCGACGCGCGCGTCGAGCGCCGCGTCGACGAGCTCGTCGGCGTATTGGAGCAGGCGCGCGGCCATTTATCCGGGCAGCTCGTCGACTGGGACCGATCCGATCACGTTGCCATCGTCATCCAGCACGGTGCGGCGCGGCCGGCCGATCTCGCGCGCGACGCCTTCCATCCCCGCGCGCATCTCCGCCGCGAGCCGCTCGCTGAACTCCCGCGCCGCGCGGCCGGCGTCTTCGCGGCTGACTTCCATCTGCTGCAAGGCCGCCGCGAGCGTCTCGCTCATCTGCCGCGCGAGATCGCCGAAGAGCGCGGCGATGCGCTCCTCGTGCTGTTCCATTCGCGCGCCGGCCTGCGATTGCAGGACATCGAATTCGCGACCGATCGAAAGCGGTGTAGTGACGTGCACTTGCGGCGCCGGCATGGGTGGGGGCGCGCCGATGTTCACGGTAATCGCAGGCTTGCCCATATCGTCCTCGTTTTGCGGGGTATCCGCGCGCCCCGCGCTCGCGCCGCCGCCGATCGGATCGGGCGCCATGCGAAGCTCGGTCGCGGCGGCGAGCGCGTTGCGACCGTTGGCTTCGTCCTGTCCTGTCGTGCTGCCCGCGCCGGTCGGGGCACCGACCACGCCCATGTTGAGCGGGCGAAGCAGTTGATCCGCCCCCTCCTCGGCCGGCCAGTCCTCGAGCTCGCGGGCTTCGCTCGCCTTCAGGAAGGGGCCGCCGACCGCCTGGGTGAGCCCCTCCATGCGCGTCTTGAAATCGCCCCGCAGGAGCGCGTCGAGATTGAACTTGACGAACAGCCCCGCGCGTGCGATGAAGAGCTTGCGATTGAGCTCCTGTTCGATCCGGATGAGCCAGGGCGTCACGACGTGCTTCGCGTAGCCGATGTCCATCTGCTCGATCCCGGTGCCCCAGCTGGTCTGACGCTCGGTGTCGCTCGAGAGGTGCGGCGGGATCCCGAACCAGCCGAAGATTTCCTGGCGGCTGTAGCGCTTCAGCTCGAGATGCTGCGCATCGTCGAGCGGCATCGTGTACGTGAGGAGCTTGGATCCTTCCTCCAGCACGAGCACCTTGAAGGCGTCGGCCGGATCGGCGAACTTCGCCTTGATCGATTCCGCGAGATTTTTTTGCGCCGCCGCATCCATGCGCGCCGGCACCTCGAGGATCGCGCCGGGCTTCGCGCCGTTCGCGAAAAACGCCCCCGTGAACTGCTCGAGCGCTTTCGCGGTGCCGAGCGCATCGCGTTGCGCGCGCACCACCGAGATCCCCGCGAGCCCGTCGAAGCACAGGCCCGGCACGTGCAGGACTTCGTCATCGGGGAGCGTCTCGCGGCCCTCGGGCAGGATCACCTCGTAGACCTTCTCGGTTCCCGACTTGTTGAATTGCGGCCGCACGTTCCACGGCATGAGCGGCAGAAGCTCGCTCGCCGCGCCGTTCGCCATCCATTCGATCCGGTTGTACGAATTGCCCCACAGCAGCACATGCGCGAGCATGATCTCGCGCCAGATGAACGAGGTATGGAACGAGTTGGGTGAGTCGTGAAGGAGCGAGTACGCCCAATGCGAGAGCGCGAGCTCGCGCCCGCCATCGGGGAGACGTCGATAGGTGTGCAATGGCAGCGAGGCGATGGTTCCAGAGAGGACGCGCACCGCGGTATAGACCGCGCCGATTCCGAGCGCGCCGGCTTCGCTCACCGCGATGCCGGCGGCGCTACGGCCGCCGCTCCAGAGCTCGATCAGGTTGCGCAGCCAACTCACGCCGGTGCCGGGTTCGACCACGCCGCGCCGCTCCCGATCGCGCGCCAGACTGATATCGATGGGTCCGAGCCTCATATCGTGAGCACTCCCCGCTCGAGGTAGACGCTGCGCCGCGGCTCCGGCTGGTGCATCATCCGCGCGATGGCCATGATGAGCGCCACCGCCGGGTCGATTTTCGCGCTCGCCTGTTCCTTGCGCGGATAGATGTTGTCCTTGTTGTCGCGAAAACAGGTCACCTTGCTGATCCCCCAGGCGAGCACCGGATCGCCGCAATGATGGAAACGCCCGGCGGCGATGAGCTCTTCGAGCTCCTTCATCCCGGGTGAGAAGTTGAGGACCGTCGGGCGAATCTCCACGGCCGGCATCCCTTCCTCGAGGAGCTCGCTCGCGAATTGCGTGAGCTGCGCCGGATCGAAGGCGAGCTCGGCGATCTCGAAGCGCGCGCGGTCGCCGGCAAGATCGCCCTTCAGTCGCTCGCTCCCGACCCCGCGCGCAAGGCACGCCTGCGTGCCGAGCAGCTCCTCCCGCACGACCTCAATGTCCAGGACCGGCCCCGGCGTCGTGCGGATCCAGCCGTCGCGCGCCCACGCCGCGATCTGCTCCCAGCCCTCGTCGTCGAGGAGCTCGGCCGGCATGTAGTAGCGGCCGAACGCGTAGTAGTGCAGCCCGTCCTCGCGCTTCCGGGTGAAGACCTTCATTTTCGCGAAGAGGTCTTTTTTGAACGCCGCGTCGAGCGCCACCACGCAGTTTTCGCCCTCGAAGTCGGCCTCCTGGAGGGCCACATCGGCGCAGCGGTCCCACGCGAGCATGTTCATCCATGGCGCCGCCGCGCCGACCCAGACGTTCAACCGCTTGGTAAGAAACTCCACCATCGCGGCGCTCTGCACGGCGGCCTTGGCCGCCATCCGCCGCATGTCCTCCACGTCGACCGATATTCCGTAGAGCGGATTGGCTTTGGCCCACGTGGCCTCGTCCAGAGGATCATCTTCGTCGTCGATCGTGTAGATGATGCCCCAGTAGGTCTCGTCGTCCTCGGCCGCGCCCTGGACCTTATAGCCCAGACCGGCGTGACGCATCAGCACCGCGTTGAGCAGCTTGGTAAGGTAGGTCCGCTCGTCATAGCAGACCCCCGCGCGGTTGCTCCCCGCGGTGGTGATCTTCCACAGGAGCGGTTGCGCGCGCGCGCCCGCGCCCGAATCGAGCACGTCATGCACCAGCCGCGTCTTGTGCGCGTGCAGCTCATCGATCAGCGCGCAGCTCACGTTCAGGCCATCGAGCGTTTCGCCTTCCGCCGAGAGGGCGAGGAATTTCGATCCGGACTCTTTCACCGTGATCGAATGGGTCAGCACCTCGACGCCGAACCGCGCTCGGAACTCGCCGTCCATGCGCGCCATCTGCTGCGCGATCTCGAAGACGATTCGCGCCTGGTCCTTCTTCGTCGCGCCGCTGTATACCTCGGCACCCCATTCGTCGTCGGCGGCGAGCATGTAGAGCCCGACCCCGGCGAGCTTCGTCGTTTTCGCGTTCTTGCGCGGCTCTTCCTCGTAGACGGTTCGGAACCGCCGCAGTCCATCGCTCTTTCGCTTCCAGCCGAACACGCAGGCGAGGCTGAAGGCCTGGCTCGGCTCGAGCACGATCGGCGAACCCGCCCAACGTCCCTTGACGTGCCGGAGTCGGCTTACGAAGTCGCAGATGCGATCGGCCGCGCTCGCGTCGAAATAGTACGGCCAGGCTTCGTCCTCGCGCGCGCGCGCCAAGTCGTCGAGTTGCCGCTGACACGCCGCTTTGACCCACTTGCACGCCGCCACTTTTCCGGCGAGCACCTCCTTCGCGTAGCCCTCTGCGAGTGCGGCGAAGCCTAGCGGGCTGTCCATCGCGTCATTCGAACCGCCCCCATCCGCCGGCGCGCGGCTTGGCATCGATCCCCTCCAGCGCGAGCTGGGGATCCGAGGGCGTCACGCGCGAGCGCTCGGCGGGCGAAAGCCCGAAGTGCTTCGCGAACCTCTCGCAGAGCTCCATCGCGCGGTTGCGAATCGCGACCAGGTGCCCGATCTGCCGGTAGCCGCTCGGCGCGGTCGCGATGCGCCCATGCTCGCCGGTCGGATCGTCCGCGTTGAGTGCCTCGATGCGCCGGCACGCCCAGCCGAATTCCGACCAGGCGACGCAGTAAGCCGCGAGCATCGCGAGGTCGAGCTCGGTCACCAGCCCGAGCGACTGGAGGTGGGGCGCGAGCCGTTGCCACTCCGCGCGAGCCTCGACATCGAGAAAAGCCGGGACAGCCGGGATCGCGACCGGCGGCCGCACGACATCATCAAGCAAGGCCCCGATCGATTTCTTACTCGGGTTGCCGCGCAGGAGGTGCAGATTCGCCGGCGCCGGCTTCGGTCCGCGTTCACCCATCTCGAGTCCTCTCTTCGGCCGCGCGCGGGGCACCTCGCGATCGCCTGTCCATGCAGCCCGGCCCGAGCCCCGCCGGTCCTTTAAGGTCCGGCCTCGGCCGCGTGGCCGCCGCGCTTCCTGCCGCGACCCCTCCGGATACCCCCCATCCCGAAACTCCCGGCCGCTTCCGGAGGGTGGGGAACCCGGTCTGCGCGGGCAGGCTGTGGACTTTTGCCCTCCCCCTACCTCGCGCCTGCGCGCGGCGGATTGCCAAAGCCGCCGTCCTCGCGCGCGGTCTTCGCATCGTGGCATTCGGCGGCCATCGCTTGCCAATTGGCGCGATCCCAGAAGAGCCGATCATCGCCCCGGTGCGGGATGCGGTGATCGACGACCGTCGCCGGGCGCAGCCGTTTGCGACCTTCATCGCAATCCGGGCACTGGCAGAGCGGATGCGCACGCAGAAAGCCGGCGCTCGCGCGCCGCCACTTGCGATCGTAGCCGCGAGCGTGCGCGCTGGGACGCGCGCGCTCGGCTTGCTGCTGCGCGATCTTCCGATGGCGATCGCAACGGCCGAGTTGCGTGAGCGCACCGCACCCCGGCCAGGTACACGGTCGCATTGGTCTACGCGGCATGGCGTGGGTAAGAATAAAAAGCGCCCGGCGCGCATGGGCGCCGGAACGCGAAGACGCGCGAAAGGAGGTAAGCGCGTCGGTGGGAGAAGCCTCGCATTCGGAATCAATAAACGAAAAGGCCTCCGGAGTCGGAGGCCTTTGTCGATGCTTCGGTGAGCTTTCCCCACCTTAGCGGAATGCGGCGGATTCTGTCGGAGGCGCCTGCGCCTGTCAAGCGTTATTTTGCGCGCCCGCGCCGTTGCGAGCGGTTGTTCCACGTGGCACGGGGAGGCGCGCGGGGCGCCGGCCGTGATAGGTTCGGAGCGCGATCGCGATCTCGGTGTGGGCGCTATGCATGCGATCATAAACGGTCGGGCGCGCGCATCCGAGGAGCTCGGCGATAAGCTCCGTGCTGACCGCGCGATGGCCGCCGCGGACGCATGCGTCGCGCGCTTGCGCCTCGAGCCCGGCGAAATCGCAGCAGCCGCAGTAGAAGAGCAGCACCCCGCGCTGCAGGCCCGGTTTCAGCTCTTCGATCGCGCGCTGCATGTCGAGCAGCTCCATCGAGGGCCGGGGCGCGCCGCGGGTCCGGATGACCGCGGCACCCGCACCCGAGCCCCCGCCGCTCGCTCCGCGGCTCGACTGGATGTCACCGAGGACTGTGCGATAGCGGTAGCCGTAGCGGCCGAGGCGCCAGTCCGCCCACGCCATGAGACCGCGATGGATATCCTCGATCATGCCGCTTTCTCCCCATTACCTGGTCCAGTGGTCCAGTTGGTCCAGTTGAAAATGAGTGATCTCACGCGCGCGCGCGCGCGTACGGGTGATGCGTTGGGCGACTGGACCAACTGGACCACGCTATAAAGCCTTCTCGGGATTAACGTTTCGTGGTCCAGTCGAACCGGAGTCTGGACCAGACTGGACCGATTTAGGTCGGTATACGCGCGGCCGCTTGCCCTTTTCGGTCCGCGGCCGACGCGAGATCTCCCAGCCGATCTTCGCGAGGATCTGGCCGATGCGCACCTGCAGGGCGTGCGTCCAGTCGCGATACTCGAGATCGAGGCAGCTCTCGAGGATATCGCGCATCGTCACACCGTCCGGCCGCTCGGCAAGGAAATCGCGCAGGCGGTCTTCGAGCGCATCCGCGATCTCGCGCTCCTCTTGTTCGATACGGAACTTATCGGTTTCGTGCGATTCAACCCACCATTTTTCGCCGTTCCGGTACAGCTGCACCGTCTCGGCCCAGAGCTGGTCGCGATCGCGCGCGAGCGCGGCGACGTCGATGTCCTCGCCGCAGCGGATCGGCCAGTAGCGCCGGTTCCCGGTCTTGTCGTGCAGGTACTCGCCGAGATTGACGGTTCCCGCGAAAACACAGCTTCGCTTCACCTGAATCGGATGGGCGATGTATTTCGGCACGTAGCGGTCTTTGGGCGAAGAGAAGAACGCCTTCGCCGCGCTCGATTCGGCGCGGGTGAAGCCGTCGAGCTCCGCGAGCTCGACGATCCACATCCCCTGAATCACCAGGAAGGCGTCCTTGCCGCCGATGTGGAATGGCGTATCCATGAACCACTCGCCCCCGAGTACCTCGAGCGCCGTGCTTTTCTTCCGGCCCTGCGGGCCTTCGAGAATGAGCACGTTGTCGGCTTTGCAGCCCGGCCGATAGGTGCGCGCCACTGCGCAGACGAGCCACTTCGTGAGCGCGAGCATGTGATATTCGCCGCGCTCGCCAGCATCCGACGCGCCGAAATAGATGAATGCCGCTTCGCGCACGCGCGGCACGCCATCCCACGCCAAAGCGTCGAGGTAATCGCGGACTGGATGAAACTGCGCGAAGTCCGCGCAACTCAGAATCGCGAGGCGGACTTCTTTCACTGGCGCGTTGAAGCCGTATTCGCGGGCGAGCCAGATTTGCGTGCGCACCTCGTCGACGTCGCTCCAGGGCCCCGCTTCGCCGCCTTCGAACGGCGGCGGGGCGCGCTTCACGATCATGAAGGCCATCGAATTGAAGCCGAGAACCCCTTCCCAGCGAGGGTCGGAGCGGATGATTTTTTCGATATTCGAAAGGCAGGGGACGGGAGCGCCGTCCTTGTTGCGCTGGAGCCCCTTGCCATCCTTGAGGAGATGCAGGCGGAAATCGACCGGATCGGCGCGAGTCGCACACATGCGCGCGCCTCCCCCCCCTAGCCCAGGAGCGGCAGGTCCGCGAACACGAGGGCGAGCGTAGCGGGCCGCCCCGCCCGCAGCGCCGCCAGACAGCACGCGGTGCGCTGGAAGCCGCTTCGCTCGAGATCCGAAACCAGCGTCACATCGAGACCCACGAGGCAGCGCCAGTCGAAGGCGCTCGGCTCGGCACCGTCCGGCACGACGAGGCGGTGTACGCCATCGATTGCCGGTATCCAGTCCCAGGAATCGAGCACCACCATCACATCGAGCCCCGGCACGCCGGCGGGCGCGAGGCCGCGCATGCGCATCGCCCATAACGCCTTGCCGTAGGGCGCCAGTCGCGCCTTGCGCCATGCTCCGGGAATAGAAACGCCCGCGGCGCGCCCGCCTGCCGTCCAAGGGGGAGGAGACGAATCGGCGCGCGCGGGTGCTGCCGCGCCGCGGGACGAAACGGACACGGGGATCAATCCCCGCCATCGCTATCCAGGGCGCGCCGACGTCTTCCAAGGCGCTCGGCGCGCCTGATCGCGATACTCGCCTCGTACCATTCGTACTCGATGGCTTTTTCGAGGATGCGCGCTGCGAACTCGCCCGGACCGATCTGCGCCTGCTCGGCCATGATGGCGAGCTTCTCGTGCGAGCCGCTATCGATCTGCGCGCGGACCTCCTTTTTGAGGCTCATTTTCTCCCCTTCTTCGTTGTGCGCCGGCCAAAGAGATCGGGCCTCAGTTCATCGGCGCGTACGGCGCCGCGGCTCGCATCCTCGATGCGGCGGGCGAGTGCCCCGCCGCAGCGGCGATAGCCATATCCGACCTGGCGCAGATAGCCCACCGTCGTTCGCGCGCGTTGCGCGAAGGCTCGGCGCTTCGCGTCACCGAGGTGGCCGAGATAATGGATGAGCTGCATCGCGCCCGAATCTAGCAAAATGCTAAATGCGCCGCAAGCGCTCGGATCCGCAAAATGCACATTGAGAAAATCGCGGCGTCCGTGTGACATACTTCACATGGACACGTCCTCGATCCGTCGCGCCAACCTCCAGCGTCTTATAAGGGCGGAGGGGAGTCTCAAGAAATTCGCCGAGCGGATCGACTCGGCGGAGAGTTACATTTCCTCGATTGTGTCGACAAACGCCCAGCGCAACGCCGGGGCGCGCCTGATGCGCCGCGTCGAAAAAGCGTACCACTTGGAGCCGGGGAGCCTCGATTTCCCCGATGTCGAGGCGATGACCGCGGCGATCGCGATCCAGGCGCTCGATGAGCGCGAGCAGCGCCAGATCTTCGACTTCTTGGCCTACAAGCTGCAGGGCTCGGGGCGCAGCGCCGAACTGCAGCTCCTGCTGCGCGCTTTGCGCAAGCGCGCGAACGGCGGGTAGGCGTCAGCCGCGCGGGCTTTTCCCGCGATCGCGCGAGCTTTTCACGGCATCGGCGATCACGGCGCCTACGATAAACACCGCGCCGCCGAGGGCCATCGCCCATCCGCCGATCGCCGGGCCGGGAAGCAGCAGCGCCACGGTCAGGCCGAGGCCCATCCCGATCAAACCCAAGAGCAGCAACACGAGTGCCATTTCACCCTCCGCCGCAATAGAAACAGCCATTTGGGGCCGCTCGCGCCCCGCCGCCCGGGAATTCTCCGCGCATCGTGAAAAAGTGCAATGGGCGCGCTCTTGATTTAGCGTTTTGCGAAGTTTAAACTCCTCGCGCTGTTTTAGCAAATTGCTAACGACGCCGAGGAGCAGATCGATGATGTCCGCGCGCGAGATCGAGGATGCCGCCCTGAAAGCCGAGCGCGAACTGCGTTGGGCGGATGCCGCGAGATTGTGGCGGGTTGCCGAAGCGATCGCGGCGGGCTCGCACCTGTATGCGATTCGCGACCGGTGCGACGATCTCGCGCGGCAGGCCGAGCATCTTGCGCGCGCGCCGCGGATTGCGTGACATGGCCTATCAGGGGCGCTGTCACCGCTGCAATGTTCGCTTCGTCTGGCGCGGCCGCGATCATTCGCTTGGCGAGCTCGCTTGCCCGCGCTGCGGCGGCGCGCTGCGCAAGACTACCCATCATTGCAGGGTGCCAGTGCGCGAGCTCGCGCGCGCGCCGCTTGCGATTCGCGCTCGCCGGGGCGCCGGCCGATCAGGGAGCCAGACATGACCACCACGATCAAGCGCCGCCGCCGGCGGCTCGGCATTCTCGGTCCACTCATCGAGCTCCAGCGCCGCGCCGATGAGCTCACCTACGTCGCCCCGACGCCGAGCTTGCCCCCGCGACCGATGCCGGCGCATGCGGACGATCCCTTCGCGGCGGCGCTCGACGAAGCGCGCCGCGAGGGCGATCGCCGCGCCGAATCCTTCGCGTTGAGCGTCGCGATCGGTGCCGGCACCATCGCGCTCCTGCTGCTGCTCTACCTCCTGTTGAGGCATGCCTGATGATCGTGCTCGGCCTCGCGGGGCGCCCTGGCTCCGGCCAGGATTTCGCCGCGCACTACCTCATGAGTCAATACGGCTTCGCGACTTTCGTATACCCACCATGGTTCCGCGGTGCCGGCGCCGGCGCGCCCTGGGTGACCCTGAATTTGACCGCCCTCGCAATCGCGCGCGCGCTCGCGATGCCCGGCATCGCCGGCGAAGTCCCGGACGCGGAATCCGCATCTTGGGTACGGACGGCGGGCGGGCGGCTCTGGTTCCTCCATGCGCCCGGGCAACCTCCGAGCGCATCCGGAATCATCCCGAGCGGAGACGATCGCGGCCTACTGCACGATGGTGATCGGGCGGAGCTCGCATCTCGCATCGACCGGTTGTTGGAGGAAATCGCGGCCGAGGTCCGCGATGCGCCCGGAATCTAGCTTAAGCCCGAATGCAAGCCACCGTGATTCGCCTCACCATCTATGAGCTCGAAGAGCTCACCGGCTATGCGCAGCCCGCCAAGCAGCTCAAGGCGCTGCATGAGCGCGGCTTCTGGCGCGCGGTGATGGACCATGACGGGCGAGTGATCCTCACGCGCGCGCACTACGAGGCCGTCGAGGCCGGCGCGGTTCCGGCGGGCAAAGGATACACTCCGCAGCTCAAGCCGGCATGAGCGCGGACGCCATCAGCGGCCCGCGACGCTGGTCGCATATGCGCGTCGGTCTCGAGCTCGCGATCGCGTTGCTGCGCGAGGACGCCGAGGCGTTCCATCGCAGTAATTGCATTGGGGCGCAGAAGAGGCTCACGGGAGAGGAACAGATGCTGTACGACGAATACCTGCTTGCGATCCGCGCGGTCTCCGACGTCTTGAAGTGCCTCGAATGAAAATCCTCGGCTTCGCGATCGCGATCAAGAGAGGGCGCTATTATTGGCGGCGCTTCCTTCCTGGCAGAAAGCAGGCTTGGGTGTCCCTTACCCGGGTCGCGCAGGGCGAGGCGGCGCTCCTCGCCGTGCTCGCTGAGCTTCGCGCGCGCGCCGAAGAAGCTGCCGGGCATGGCAACTTGCCGGCGCTGATCGCGGAATTCCAAACGAGCTTGAGGCTGAGCCCCGAGGTCGGCCGGGAATACGCCAGGATGTACGGCTACATTGCGCGCCGCTTCGCCGACTTCGACGCCGACCAGGTGCGCCCGCGGACCGTTCTCGAGTTCCTCGCTCGGTGGTCGGACAAGCCCACGATGCGGCGCGCCTACAAGGCGCGCCTCTCGCAGTTTTTCTCCTGGTGCGTCGTCGCCGGGCACCTTGACATCAATCCGTGCCGCGAGATCCGGCTCCCGGAGCCGCCCAAACGTCGTGCCCGCCTCGATGCCGGCATGTTCTGGAGAATCCACGATGCTCTGCCGGCGAAATGGCAATGCTTCATCGCGCTGATGTTCCTCACCGGCCAGCGCTCGACCGAGATCCGCCTGCTCCGCGAATCGGCGATCGGTCCGGAGCGTCTGCGCTTCGAGCCATCGAAGACGCGCGCGAGCTCAGGCGAATACGTCGAGGTCGTCATTACGCCGGAGATCGGCGCCGAGCTCGCGCGCGCCCGCGCCATCCGTGATGAGGAGCGCCGACGGCGCGAGCGCCGCTCGAAAATCGTCGCGATGGACCGCGGCGACGAGCCGCTCTTCGCCGGCCGGCGGGCGCTCCCCTACACGCGCTGGGCGCTGCGTTGCGCCTGGCGCGACGCGCGCAAGCGCGCCGGGCTCGCGAGCGTGACCTCGCGCGATATCCGCCCGTTCAGTCTCGCCGCGCTCGAGCGCGCCGGCTACTCGCTCGAGGCAATCCGCCGTGCGGCGGCGCACACCACGACCGCCATGACCGAGCATTATCTCAACCAGCATCGCGACCGGGTCAGCGCGGCGCGGCTGCGGATGCCGGAGCGGAAGTGAGCCCCTGCCGCTCCCCTACCCGATCGCGCACCTCGGGCACGCGCACCTGATCGAGGCGCAATGACTCGCGCCTACTCGCACTCGACCGCCCGCACCTTCGCGGCGATTGCCGAGCGCATCCGGGCGGGCGAGCGGCTCACGGATTGCCTGCGCGACTACGGCATCGACCTCAAGGGGCTGCGGACCGCGAGGCGGGTGCTTGAAGCGGATGCGCGGGCGTTCGAC